CGATCCGTCCGTGAAACAGGAAAACCCTATCGCGAGATAGGGAATCCCCCGCCTCTCCAGGCGGGGGAGGAAGTCAATTCAAGCAATGCGATCGGCAGCATTACCTCACTTGGCGATGCCTGCATAGTGGACGCCGAACATTCCAGCCACGCCGGAGCCGACCAGAGCGCAAGCGCCACCCATCACAGCCACCCACGACGGCACTTCAGGAACAGCACTCACGAAACTCAGCACCGCGCCGGCGATACCAACCAGACCGGAAACAAGATACGCCCACCTGCGAGTCGCGGCGTTGAACGTCGGAACGTAATCATCATTACCGTCCGGCACTTCGTTGGTAATCGCGGGAGCCTTGACCGGTTCCCCAGTATCAATACTCATAACAAACCTCCTAACGTACAGTCTAGTTGACGCGAATCGTCTGGCCAGCGTAGATCATATCAGGGTTGGCGATACCGTTCAACGCCACCAGATTGGGAACACTGGTACCGTACACTGCGGCGATACCGCTCAATGTGTCACCGGGCTGGATAGTGTATGTTGTAACGGACGGTGACGTTGTAACGTACGTTGCCGGTGCGCCGCCCGGCACTTTCAACACCTGACCGGGATAGATCAGATTCGGGTCGGCAATACCGTTAAGCTGCTGGATGGTCTGCCATGAAGTCCCATACTTGGCGGCGATACCACTCAACGTGTCCCCCGACTGCACCGTATACGTGCCGCTACCGGGCTGAACCGTATTGGCGGTGCCATTGATCTTCAGCACCTGACCCGGATAAATCAGATTCGGGTCAGACAGATTATTGATCTGCGCCAGCACCTGCCAGCTAGTCCCATACATCGACGCGATACCACTCAACGTGTCACCGGAACGCACGGTGTACGTGTCAGACGCGGGAGTAGACGGGGCAGGAGCGGAAGGGGTCGGCACGTTGGTCACACTCGAATGACCCGCCTTATACGCGTTCCAAGAGTTCACATCACCATAGAACTTGTCAAGGTCAAGACTGCCTGAATATCCGGGCAAACGACCATTGCCAGAATACTGGCGGATGGCACACGCATACGCGCCCTCGTTCCACGGCGTATCCTGATACCCCGTAACGTCCATATTCGCGTACTGAGCCACCCACAATCCACGGTCTCCAATGTTCTGAGCATCGTTAAGCATGGACGCTCCCACGTAGACGATAGGCTGGGAGCCTGTACGCTCGTACACGCGGTCACAGAACGACCTAATCCACTGTTGTGCAGACGCGCCAGACCCGGCCAGTCCGTTACCCTGTGGCTCCCAGTCCAAACACCATACGACCTTGCCGACCCAATTCGCGCAATTGTTCACGAAGTAGTCGGCTTCGGAGACCGGGTTACCGCCGTTGGCGTAATGGTATACGCCCACGCACTTTCCCAGACTCAACGCCTGTTCCACTTGCCGGGCGCAATCCGCTGACACGTACCAGCATCCTTCCGTCGCCTTGCTGATGACGAAATCACACGGTACGGCAGACAGGTCGATACCAGCCTGCCAATTACTGATGTCGATACCATTCAAAGCCATCGAAACTCCTCCTATAGGCTGATCGTGTAGAAGAACAGCCACGCCATGCATAAAACGGCGTAGGCCGTTATCAGGACGTGGACTATCAACGAGACGGCGGCGAGCGAGAATACAAGAATCACACACCGTTTGAAACGTCTCATAGGATCATCTTAGCATCGAACGAATCGAGATTATTATTACCGATAATGAGTATTAGGCTCGGCTATTCATTATCTCCAGCCAGTTCCTCAAGCGACGCAATCCGGTCGCGTAGATCATCAGGCAACGACGGTTTAGGATGATTCTCCAAAAATTCAGGTTCGATAATCTCGCAGAACTTGGCCAGCCAGTGGCCCAGCGCGCGAATATACCCAGTTTCAAGATCAATCGTGTACTGCATCGCATCACGGTTGTTGATTAGTGCGCTTATTTTCTGGTCTTGCGCGTCTATCTGCCGTTTCATGTCTCCCTGCGCCGAGACTAGTGCCTGATATGCGCTGGTGAGGTCTGAACGTCGGTTAGCTAACCATGTTATGATTCCTCCGAGTGCTACGCCACCTACGCCGACGATTGCAGTGAGAATATCAGTCATAGTCTCTATCTTAGACCATGACGATAATGCTCATGGGATATGGGATTATGTCGTTTATCATGTGAAGAACGGCAATTGGTGAGCTTCGTCGTTCCGATTCCGAAGAACGTCGAGGCGCGAGCCGAAGGTGGTATGCCGGTGTGACCGGTTCGGTCGGCGTATTACTGCGCGAACCCTATGAAAGAGTTGACTCGTAGCGGCGTATTGGCATTCAGTGCCCTACTGAGACTAAGTACGATAGAGTCGTTCTGCTGCATGACTCCGTTAATCCAGATGCTAGTCGTGTTCCAGTCTCCGTTCATGGCACTGATACACGGGGTGTTGAGATTACCGGTGGCGCCATGCTTTTTTGCGAGAGTTTGCAAGTCAGACTGCGAATATAGTACGGGGTTGACTGTAGTGGACGCCGGACGGATGACCTTGGAGTCAGCGAAGACAATCATTTCCTGCGGCGTATCAGACGATTCCCATGTTCCGTCGTTTCTGACATAATGGGCATTATCGGCCATCGTAATAGCCTCCTGCCCATCTGCCGCGCCAATGGTGTTGAGCTGTTCAAGATCACGCGCCATCAGAACCGCGTTATTACGAATCATCGGGGCCGCATCCGACGCGACACCGACGTTCACCTTGGCAATAACAAGACCGTTGATGTTCGAGTCAGGCGTACCATCCGTGAACACTTCGATCTTTCCGCGTGGAGTCGTACCGTGCGATTGAGACGGGTCTTCCACCGTAACCGCGATTTTGTAATTGTTGGTTGAGTCCGCCAACTGCACGGTCGTATTGGTGGTGATGGCGTAGGTGTACGCGCCGAGACCGTCCCACGGGCTGATGGTACCGCAATGAGGTTTGACCGTAACGGTCAGACCGCTCACCGTGACCAGAGGACTCGGGGAACCGTAGCGGATGCCGGACAAACCGTTGAACGCGGTACCATCGGACGGTACCAATAGAGGATTAATGGCGTGCCTGTAATTGTCCGCCGTATACTCCGGTGAACCGTTCTGCGCGGTAAGCGGGTGCATGATAATAGCCATAATCAATCCTCCGAATCGTCTACACCCATTTTATCCGGGTTAGAGGATAGTTCGTCAACCTTAGCCTTGAGCGCGTCCAATTCGTCCGCTACCTGCTGGGCGAGGCGGAGCGCCGCCACTCCCAACATCGGATAATTGATGCCCACCAGACTGTCATCTGCATCGTATTCGCAGAAGAAACCTAAACCGTTTTCATCCAAATCGTCGGCTATCATGCCTACCATCGGCTGCGAATCATCAAGATTCAGGTTCTTGTCATCCTTCATCCGGTAGACGCACCATTTCACCTTGCGGAGAGCATCAACCGGAATATAATCGTCTGCGTCAACGATATCGGTTTTAACCGCACGAATAGATTGCGCCGTACCCATAGTGCCGTCGGACAATATCCACGCGGCGCGCCATTGGCCGGACGTAAACAAGTTGTTGTAGGCGTTGTCGGTACCAGTACCACCACGGTTCGGAGTCAATACCCCCCAGTTCCATTCATGTGTTTTAGCGTCAATCTCGGAACGTGTGTAACTGTTGCGGGCAATGCTTTCCTGCACCCGCTGGTCAAGATTGTTCGTCAACGTCTGCACTTCCTCATACATGGCCGTGATCTGATCGACCATAGGTTTAACGCTGTTGACGATGCTCGGAGGCAGCTCCTGCAACTGTCGTTTGATGTCCGAGAACTGGCGTGCCGTAGCGTCCGCGCTATCGAGACTGAACTTGAATTTGCTCGGCATTATCGTCCTCCTGTTGCAATGTAGGCGTGATAGTCCACGACTGACTGAAATCAATCTCGTAGCCGATGATACGGGCGGTACCGTGATTATGGTTGGGGAAATGCTCGGCGTCTTCCTCCACAGTCCATGCGATAAGGTCGCCCGGCTTCCAATCCTCATACACCATTGGAGCGGATAGCAGACTCAAGCCCATAGTGATGGTCTGGGTACCGTTCTGCATCTGCAACAATGATGATTTAGCATGTTCGTTCAGCGTTCTCTTATACTTGATGCTTGTTGACGGTTGGAACACATATTCAATCCGAGGCCGGTGGGGCTGGTCTGCAATCATCCAATCGGACTGGGGACGGTCGCCCGCGTCAGCCGTACTCACTGCCATGACCGCGTTAGCACCATAACCGTTCGTATAATCCTCCAACAGGCTGAACGTGGTCATAACACTGTCATCGAACGTTGTGCTTGGCGTGGTGGAACCGATACGGTCGGCTACCGTCATGACCGGCTCATAATGACCGTCGTTGATGGCCCGCCATGATGTACACCATTCCGGCCCGTTCAACACGTTGGCAAGCTCCTGCAATACGCTTAACAGTGTTTTGTCGTTTTCCGCCTCATACGTGCGGTCACGTTTAATGCTACTAGGGGACGTTTCGACAATAAGATTGAAACGATGGTTTTTAAGAGTGCTGGTTACGAGGTCTTCCACGATTTCGCACTGGTCACGATTAGTGTACGTGTGATCCTGCACATACACGTTATCGAGATAGTGTTCGACGGTTGCCAATGTCAGCGTCAAACCGTCACCGCGCATTGCACGCTCGCGTTTGACCACGATACCGCCCCACAATACGGTGGATTCACGCACCAGTAGTATGGCGGCCTGATACGGTGTGGTGGCTTCATCCCAATTGCGGGGAGCGTTGCGCCACGGGAGAGTGGCCGTTTCGCTGGTCGTTTCCTCGAAACGATACGTCAGATGGGTTAGTTGGAGGTCTGGGAGTTCGGCTATCACAGTACCGTCATCTAACGTGACGGCCAAGAACTGCAAACCGGAACGCTGCCATAATACACGCGCCGTTCCCGAGGATAATCCGTTCGCCTGCGGCAACCGGTTAGAAATAAAAGACATTCGCCGCCTCCTTAGATGTAAGCCGGGTTGAACGTAACCGTCATACGCGCGTTATCAGATGGTTCCTTGGCGCTGAACATCCAAACATTCTCCCCGATTTCCGCGTAGCTCCATTCTCGTCTGGTCACACGGCCACGTGCCGGGTCGGTGCCATCGACAAGAATCTCGTGTGTGGCACCGTTGATTAGAATGTAATGGCCGTCACCCAAACTGAGGTCGAACGCCATGATATGCCCGCTCGGACTATGCTCAACCTGCGGATTGACCACAGGCCCATCGATACGAATAGTCACCGGACTTGGAGCACTACCAGTGTTAGTGAGGCGCATACTACCCGACACGGTTGTTTCAGACCACACCCACGTTGATTCACTGCCCGTATTGATATCCTCGAAATGATAGGGGAACGTCATACCACCCTGAGTGTGCGGCAACCCGGTTTCTCCGCTCACCGACCGCGTATCGTACAGATACGAGTCCAAAGCGGTCAACCCGATGCTGAATTTCAGAATGTTGGCGCCAGCCCATTCCACCAATGGCGCGGAAGACGATTGCATGACCCGCACCTGACGGCTGATGTTCCCCAGTTGCACTACAAGAGACTGACTGGTGATGTTAAACGAACGTTTGAACGCATCCCAAGCGTTGATACAGTTTTCCGTGCATTTGCCGATGATATGACCCTCAACACTGATCGAACGGCCTTGAGCCACGGGAATATTGCTAAACCAGCCGTCCGACCATGCCTTGTCCTTGGTCTGCAAGGTCGAGCCAACGCCGTCGAACAGTCCCGAAACATTCTGAAACGTTACATGCCACTCACACCCGTATGAGTCGATTCCGTACAAGGGGAAACCGTTCAGGGTCAAACGGACATCGCGCGGGTCAAGGGTAAAGATAGCCATACCCTCAGTCTACCCGCGCGGCTTGTCACACGTAATGGAAATTAATTACCCTCACAGTCTCTTGAGCGGCCGCGTTCGGGTCAAGCGCGTTCACCGTGATAGGTGCGCTCACACGCGGGCCACTATTCGCGTTCATGGGCACCGGGCTAGACACTACCGGCATGGGCGTCACGATGGACGACGGTAGAAGAGAATTAACCATGTCTTCCACCGGACGAGTGGCCGCACGCTCGTTCTCAGATACGCCACGGCCAAGACCAGCAGGAATCATCCGACCTATCTCACGGTCGAACACCTTAGACGGGGACGCGATACCCAGTAGGCTCTTGGCACCGTCGATAATACCGGAAACCGCGTTCTTTACTGCTGAGATGGCCCCGCCGATGGCGTTAGTGATGCCGTTAATCAAGCCTTGAATAATGTTCTGTCCGGCGCTCAGCAACCATGATCCGGCTCTACTGAACACGCCCATGATACGGCTTGGGATACTGGTGATGAAATTCATCATCGAGCTTACGCCACTGCTGACGGCGCTGGTAATGCCACTCCATGCACTGCTTACCGCGCCCTTGATGCCGTTCCATACACTGCTGAAAATGCCGCTTATGCCGCTCAGCACGCTTGAGATGACGCCTGACACTGCATTGATGGCACCGGAAACGATACTTTGGATACCGTTCCAAACACTGGAAACGATATTCTGGATACCTTCCCATACTCCAGACCAGTCGCCGTTAATCGCTGCCAATACGGTGGTGATTATCTCGTTAATAACGTTCATAACCGAAGTAACAACCGTCTGGATGAATGGGAACACCGCGTTAATGACGCCTTGAATGTAAGTGCCCCCGATTTGGAACGCTGATTGGATGGCGGGTAGCACGGCCTGAATCAACGCAGCGATGTTATTAATCACAGGCGTTACAGCAGTCGCGATGACGCTCATAGTTTGCCCGATATTGCTCACCAAGGTAGACAACACTGGTGCAATGGTCTGGATTGCGGCCGTGATAATAGGCATGATGGCATTACCGAGATTCTGCAAAGCACTCATAAGCGGCTGGAGTGCCGGAAGCACCGTCTGAATCGACGAGGCGATGTTATTAATCACCGGCGTTACGGCAGTTGAGATAACACTCATAGTTTGCACGATGATGCTCGCCACGGTAGCTAACCCTGATGCGATGGGCTGGATTGCAGGCATGATGGCATTGCCTATATTCTGTAAGGCACTCATAAGCGGCTTAAGTGCCGGAAGCAACTGAGATTGCACCATTCCCACAACTGGTTGAAACGCTGTCTGGAACGTTGTGCCAATTTGTGAGAGAATCGGGCCGATAGTCTGCACCAGTCCCGTAAACACGCCGCTAAGTCCGCTGATTCTCTGCGCCAACATGCTGATACCGGATGTCAACGGGCCTTTAAACTGGTCAAGAATCGTCGTACCCACACCAACCACGGACGCTTCCAGATTACCCATCGCACCTTCAATAGTGCTGGTGCTGGTAGCGGCTTCCTTCGCGGCGTCCGTCATACCCAAGTCCATTATGGCTTGGTTGAATTCCTCCGCGCTGATCTCGCCTTTCTCCATCGCGTCGCGGAAGTTCCCAGTGTAAGCGCCGTTCTTTAGCATCGCCTCTTGAAGTTTGCCGGATGCACCGGGAATGGCGTCGGCTAGCTGGTTCCAGTTTTCCGTGGTGAGCTTGCCCGCGCCAGCGGTCTGCGTAAGCACCATACCCACCGAGCTAAAAGTTTCCGCGTTACCACCAGCGACAGCGTTCAAATTGCCAGCCGCCTCTGCCAGTTTGTCGAAGCCCTGTACTCCGTTCGCGGCAAGCTGAGCGGTCACGTTACGGATATCGCTGATACTGTAAACAGTCTGGTCGGCGTAAGCTTGAGTGCTAGCTGTGAGCGCGTCAATAGTACCCGTATCCAGTCCGGCGAAGTTCAGCGTGCTTTTGAACTTGTCCGCAGAGTCGGAGGCTTCGATAATGTCTCCGGTAAGATCACCGATGGCGTCCACAGCCATACCGATACCCGAGGAAACAAGACCGCCAACGGCACCGGCGGCGGCACCGAACTTCCCTAACCCGCTGGAAGACTTGCTTGAAGATTTATCAACGTTCCCAAACGCTTCATCAGCATGTCGCGCCGACTCTTCGATCTGACGGCTACCCGATTGAATATCCTTTACGCCAGCGTTCCAATCGCCGGTGTTGATCTCGGCGTCTAGGGTCAGTGTCGAGTCTGCCATCACACGTCCTTCCCGAGTTTTTCGATAATCGTGTTAATCCTGCGGTCGCCATTCTTGCTGAACGCGGCGGCTATGCAATCGAACGTCATGAGGTATTGTTCCGCCAGCCGCCGCCGTCTGATACGGCGTCCCTCCCTGAGCAGGTTCATCATCAGGGAGGAATCCACGTTGTTTTCCAGCACGTCGCGGATAGCCTGCCACCCATACAAGCCACCAAGCTCGGCGAGGATATGAACGCTCGGAAGCGGCTTGCGAGCCGCCTCCTTCTGTTTGTAATTCTTCATCGCCTCCCGTTCGGCGGAAGTAAGCAGACTATCCCACGACTTCATCATTTGCCCTGATGTCAACGGTGATGTTCTTCGCCATCAGACCGCACAACGCGGTCATGGCACGCTGGTATGCGAGGTCGCTACGCTTACGGGTCTGTTCAGCCCACACGGAGAATTTATCAGCTGGACTCATAAGCGATTCGACCAACGGGAAGATAATCTTTTCAGCGGTTTCCAAAGTTTCACGGTTCGCCACGCCAGAGCTCAGCTTGTCAATCGTCTCCGCATTATCCAAGATCGTGAGCATATCCTTCGAGCCAAGCGGGCGCATGGTGTACACGGTGCCGTCGATTTTCACGGTGAGGGTGCGGAACGCTTCTCGGGTGTCGATGCTCAAAACAGGGGTAGTCATTGTTGCTCCATTCGGGTGATATCATGGGACTGTTCCCCTTCGGAAACTTCTCTATCACACGCCCGCCATCCGACTGTGCCAGCTACGGTGGCGGGCGTTACTTATGCTCACTCATCGGCGACATTAAATTTAACCACGGTCTGAACGCTGCCGCTCTTGAACGTGACGGTACCCGCACCGGACTGCTTCAACTGAATATCCCAAGTTCCATCCCCGTTGTCAGTAGCGGAGGCCTTAGCGGTTTCAGCTACGGTGGCGGTGATGGTACCAGTCGCACCATTCGGAGACGCCATCACATTCACAGTCACATGATCGCCGACTCTGCCGAAGATGTTCGCCGGGGACGCGGTAAGCGCGGTGACCTGAACGGCCTCCGTCTTGATGGTGCCGGAATCCTCGTCGTAATACGATGGGTTATTTAGATCAAGCTCGCCCATGACCACGGCACCGTTCGCACCGGGAATCATCGAGCCGGACAGTGTGACCACGAACGGGTCGGACAGGCTCACGGTGAACTCGCCGCCCGCGCTGATTAGCGCCTGCGGGATACGGAAGTCCTGCGCCGATGAATGGCCATCGCACACGTTATGGATAATGATGTCACGCGGAGTGTTGGAAACACATTCGGTACCGCCGAAACGCACCTGACCCGTCTCGGACAGCGAACCGGAGATAACGCGCTTGAACTTCGCATTATGGTACAGTTCCGGAAACAGCATACCGAGGTAGCGGACGCTCGGACAGATAATGTTCAGCTCGAAACTCATTTCCTCATATGAGCCATTCGGTACGTTGATAGTGCCGGACTGCGAGGACACCTCGGTAGTGCCGGGAGTCAGGGTAATGGTGCCAGCTTCATCCTGAACGTAGTCGGGGGAGATCACCATATCGTCGATGGAGACTGTCTTCTTGCCAATAAGGGGGTAGGAAGCCATTGTTTGTCCTTTCGTCGGGCGGGACTGCACACGCGGCGACTAATGGACGGTTCCTATTCTACCGTTTCGGGGGAGAGTTTGTAATCCACATTGAACCGGATGCTTTTCACCCAGCGGCCTTCCCCGTCGATGGCGTCCATGTCGATTGCGGTAGCCGGATGCACGCGGATTGATACAAAGTCAATATCAGCGATAGGGTTACATGTCAGTCGGCAATACTCATGCAGACGATTGTTGACGAAGTGCAGGAGCCGGAGCATCAACTTTCCTTGTTCGATCACGTCGAAGTAGCGGCTACTGACCGTGAGCTGATCCGTGTACAGGTCGCCGTTGATGTCCACGGTGTTCGCGTTGACCCAGATGCCCTCGGCGTTCGTGACGCTACCCGTGTCCAGTACTGGGCTGGTGCCGAAGAACAGTGTCTTTCCGTAAGTGCCGAAGCCTTCGTTTTGGAGGGTCATGCACATGGCCAGATCAATCATGATGTCGCTCCTATCCTAGGTTGAAATACGACTTGGCACGGCTAGCGGCAGTGTTCCTAGCCCGCTGGAGGTAGCGTACCGTGTTCGGGTGCAACCGGTTCGTGTGTTCGCGGATACGAGCGTAAGGCACGCGACTGTTGCCGAACGTGATACGCCACTTCATTGTGGAAAGTTGTTGGAAGCGTCCGCTGTTACGCAAAGCGCCGGTGAGTACGGGAGCGTTCTGACGTGCCATCTTGAGGATGTCGGTCATCATTTTCACGCCGCCCTTGTTCAACTGTTGGGTGGAGAGTTTGCGCGCCCAATCAGCGGACAACTGTAACCGGTAGCTCATAGACTGTCCCTTCCATACGGGTTCCCGTACACGGTGATGAACCGAGTCTTCCCCATGTCCATATCATCGCCGCAACTGGCTTGCGTGACTTGGTACACTCTGCCATCGGACAATTCAACCATGAGATCGGGCCATAGTTCCATGTTTTCCCGCAAGTTCTCGGGAACCGTGTCCGTTTGAATATGGAAGCGTCGACTGCTGATACGCGAACCGTATTCGGTCGGCTGGTCAGACTGTGTTGAATGCTTCACAATCACCTGCAAGTCGGCCAGTCGTTCGTTAGGCAGACCGGGAGCCGTGTACCGCCAAAGCGTAGCCGTCTGGACTTGGTTAGGGAACAGTAGGAACGGGTCACAGAGCGTTGCCATAAGCGTAATCACCTCCCATGTAATCCTGCGGGTTGAGCCACCACGGCAGATTATGGTGTTTGCGAGGCATAGATAGGGTGCCACCGGTCTGAGTGCCGTTGCGGCATAGGCTCCATTGGTTGATAAGAGACTGGTACGGGGTTAACGCACGTTCCATAGCCGTTTCGGTGATTGTGGCGTAGCTTACGCTTACATCCTCGATGCTTTTGGACGTGATACGGTCTGTCTGGTCAAGAACGTTCTGGTCTGCCTCGATGATCGCAGCCAATACAGAAGATAATGGGGTGGGCAGTTTGGTGAACCCGTGCGTTCCTGTCACGGTGACTACCGTGCCGACATTGAGACGTTCCGTGATGGTCAGGAAGTTCGCGTACATGGTTTCGGGCGTCCATCCGTCGCTCATATCGTAGTTCACGTGAAAATCGAGTTTTACGCCGTCGGTGGTCTGCACGTTGGTCACCTCCGAATACCATGCCAGTAGGGCTACGTGGCGGCCATCTCCTACGACAATTCCCCGGTAATCATCCGTAATCGGGAATAGGGTTTTTTGGCATATGATGTTGGCGAGGTCTGCGAGCGCGGCGTCCTTCCATCGCGCATAGGTCGCGTCTCCCACTTGGTCGATTACGCTTGCGTCGATGTTCATTATTGCTCCTTCCGAAAATGAGTTAGGCCCTACCACCATTCTAGTGATAGGGCCTAGTGCGGTGCAGTCCCGCTACCTTTAGGGTAGCGTGTCAGGCGGACGCCTCCATGAGGCCTGCGCCGATCAGAGCGTCCACCACGTCGGCAACCGAACCGGACGACGGGTCAACGTGAGCGGCCTTAGTGATCTGAGCATCATGACCAGCGGGGCCACGCTCACCCTGCGGGCCGGGATCACCCTTGGGACCCTGCGGGCCACGACCTATAGCCAAGGGCTGACCTTTTTCGTCCACAATGTTGATGACCCTAACCGTGTTCAGGTTGTCTTCCGGCAGTGCTTTGCCGCCGACTCGCGCGTACATCTCAGCGTTCATCAGGCAGCACCTCACTTGGCCTTCGGCTTGATGACCACGGCGGACTTCTCAGCGTCCAAACCGCCACCAGCGTAGATTTCCTGAAGATACTCGTTGGTGTTGGTGGACAATGCGAAGTTAGTGAAAGCTTCGATGGAGGTATCGCCAACCACAGCGTAATGGGATGCGGACATGATAACGCCCATTGTGTTGGTGTCGTCCGTGTCCGTCCACCATTCCGGGGTAATGATCTGGTTAACGCCGAGGGCGCGGGCCAGAGTATCGTCACCGCCGAGAGCAATGTACGTATCCCCGTTAGCGTTCGCGGACATCAGCAGATCGGCCACGGTGTCAGCGTTGCACAGCAGCACCTTGTTGCCCTGAGCGCGAACCATGTGGGAGGCCCGCACGAAGTCCATTAGCGGAGTGTTATCCGTCATGGTGTAGGAGAGCGCGAAACGGTTGCCCTCCCACTCGGACGACTTGTCTGCTGCGTCGGTCACGACGGAACGGAAATGCGCCATGTCCGTATAACCACCAAGAGCGATCTGACGTTCGATGGTCTGGACGATGTAGTTCGGGAGTTCCTGCAACACGTAGCGGAGCAGAGCGCCCGGACGCTGTGTGCGGCGGATATCGCCCTTGTTCAGGTTGATGTACTTGTAGGTGTAGTCGGCCTGAAGCTCGCGCTTCACGAACGAAAGCACCTGTTTATTCTTCTCCGTGCCGTAGGAGGCCACCGGGTAGCCGTGAGCACGGGTCTGCTCAGTCAGACCGGCAACGTTGCCACCGATGGTGAGACGATCCATGCCGGTTTTGCGCAGCAGATTCCACAGGCCGGAACCGCGCGTGTTCAGCGCGTCCGAGATCGTGGTGATTGCCGCAGTCGGGATGAACTTGTCCACGCTGGTGGTGTCAACGCCGAACGATGCGGTGTCAGACATGTTACGGTTCACGGTGTCAGCCCACTCACGGTGGAACGCTTCGACACCCTTGTTGTCAGTGTCGATCAGGGCACGCTCGAACGCGATCATGGCATCATCGGAGTCAAGCCACGTCTTACGGTCGTGCGAGAACGTCACGGTACCCGACTGGTGGGCGGCGTGGTTGGCTTTGTTGATGATGATGGTCTGGCGACCGCTGGAAGTCTGCACGGGGTCCTCCGGTGCCGGGGTGCCCTCGCCCTCGCCCTCGCCTTCCTTCTGGTTGGTGATGGCAGCGGTAATGTCATCGAGAGCGGACTGCATGATGTCACCGATGGAATCGGTGAGCTGTTCCGCCTCGCCCGGGGTGAGTTTGAACTGGGCGATGGTACGCGCCAGTTTCTTCAGGAGTTCCGGGTTCATGATGTCTCCTTTCTTGTTGTTGCGGCTGTTGATTGCGGTGAAAGCGGCCCTTGGGTCGGCCCCACGATATACGACGCTGATTTCCAGTAGTTCGCCATCGTGGATGATACCGTCCTTGCCGGGACGCTGGTTGAATTCAACGGTGATGCTGAAACTGTTGGTCAGGCATCCGTCGGCGGCAAGCTGGCGGATACGTTCGCCTTGATCTACCTCGCTGAGCTTCGCTTCGGCCATTAGTCCGTCATCGGTCATCCAAAGTCGGGTGATTGCACCCGCTTGGCATTCGATACTGGGCATGTGGTCGATCAGGAGCGGAAGGGATAGTTTGTCAGACTCGGTGAGATCGGACACCAGTTTCAGAGTGCCGTCGATTAACGGCGCTTTCAGTGTCTTCAAATCTACGGTGAGTCCGTCGCACATCACTTTGCCGCTGTTGGCAAGGAAGGTTAGGGTACGACCATTGGTTTCTGGGGCACCGCTGTTGGCGAAGCTCTTACGAGTCTTCATTTTGACCCTTTCAAATAGTAGGGTAGTGGTGCGGTCGAACGTCCTTAATGGGCTTAATGTTCTGACCCCCATAGTAGCACGATGCGGTACACGTCCAAACCTTTGCAGTTCGGGCACTTCAACGTAACCATCGTGTCACGGGCGCAGGAACCCAAGTAACGTCCGCAACGTTTGCAATGGATGTCATACGTCATGATTCCACCACCTCGTAATCCTCGTAGCACCGGCAGTTGGGGTGTCCGTTCGGGGTTTGCATACTCTCGAAGTTGTTCACGTAGGTGCGGTCTCCGATTTCGACGCTGGCGTTTTCAGCCAGATACGTGTCATCCAATGAGATTCGCTTGCCTTCCATGTGTTGGCAGAATTCGCACACTTTGCCGTCACCGGAGGTACGCCATACTTTGTCCAGTCGGACGCCGAGCGTTTCGCTGAGATTGCGGGCACTGTAGAGACTGCCGAGCCGTTGCGATTGCACGGTTTCGCATCGGGCAATCAGCTCGGCGTGATCGTTGCCCATGCGTTCGAGCTCGTCACGCAAGCGTTCTGCGTCCCACTGTTCCACGTCGGCACGGTTCAGCAGTTCAAGGACGTTGTTCGTGATGGTTTTGCTGGTTGACTTGGCGATGCTACGCAAGTGTTCCACGTAGGCTTCACGCACGGTGTCGGGGAGTTCAGTCCAGAAGTAGAGTTGCCGCCAATCATCGGCAGTGTAATTCTCGACTTCCACGGCAATGGAGCTTTCCGGATGGAGTTCCGCCCACACGGTAATGACTTGCTCCAATTCGTAGCCGGTACGGCGGGCGTAGGCGGCGAGGTTGGTCATCAGGTCGTCTTTCACGTCGTTTATCCATTGGTCGCCGATGGCTTCCAAGTCGTCGCGGAGTCCGTTCTGGGATCGGCGGGTCATTCGGATGACTCTGTTCACGTAGGTTCTGGTGGCGGGCAGGATGCGTTTCTCGGTTGCCGTTTCCTGCGGTTTGATATTACGGCTATACCGTTTTGCGGCTACTGGGATAGTCAGCGTCGGAGCCTGCTGATGCAAGTCAAGACGCTTGTACGAGTCGGGTAAGCCGAGCGCGTCCACGGCAGACTCCAGACTGGCACCCATGTTCAGGAGCTGGGTGAGCGAGTCAATACGTACCTTCTGGATATCGGCCTGAACCTTCTCTACGTCGGTTTGGGAAGGCAGAGCGAGGTCGAAAGTGATGCCATACCCAAGTCCACCGGTGATACGGTCTAGTTCGAACTGCCATTTATCCCACACCGTCATACACAACGGCTTCAACGTATTCTCGATGAACGCGCGTTCGGCCTGTTCGGCGTTGGCGTAGGTCTGCCCGTTATCGATGCCGCGAATAATGTCCGGTACTGCCAGAGCGTTCGACAGTCGGTTGTTTACCACGTCGTTTAAGGTCTGCAAGTCCAGACTATCGTTGGCGTTCTGGAACGGCACCCACACCAGCTTGCTCGTGGTGCTGGGCTTATGGGTCATTGGGTCAACCGGGATCATGTTGTACACGATTCCGTTGTTGTTGCCTGCGCCTCGGAATGTGCTTTCGAGGCGGTCGCGGTTGCGTTGGAAGTCTTCAGTGTTTTCCGATACGATGCCGAGCATTCCAGCGGGTACCGCGTTGTTGCCGAAGAAACCACGCTCATAGTCGGCGATCATATCGTCCACGTTCGCCCACTTCTTCACCGTCATGACAGGAGCAACGCCGCGCGTCGGGTCGTTTGGATGCTGGCTGTAGCTGAGGGCGATGGTTTCGTCTCGGGAGAATTCGTAGACTTGTTCTCCGTCGCCCAAGTCCATCGTAACGCGATGATACCAGTCCGAGCGAGAAGAATTGTACTGGCGGCTGTTCGACGGTAGCAGCGTATATCCGATGATGTTGCCGGCTGTAATGTCTCCGCCCGGCCCGTTAGTTGTCCAGATAAGAATATCCAAGTGAGATTGGGTGAGGATGGTGGCGCAAACAATCTTGAGAAACTCCAAGCACGAATACGTGTCGTTGGGCGCGTAGAGCGCGGCCAATGGTGCGGGAGCCGGGTCGATGCGCCGGTTGTCCGAGTCCACGGCGTAGGGGATTATCGTGCTGAACCGTTGTGCGATAGCGTTCACGTAGGGAAACACGTTGTCGTAGGTGTCGTGCATGGGGATGGTGTTGCCGCCCATCGGCTGCCAAACGTTCCCGCCCATCGGTGTGGGGGACATACTGGGCGCATGGTTACGGTCGAACGCGCTCATAAAACCTTCACGGAGATTGTTCAGCAGGCTCACTTTTCCTCGATTCGTCATAAGACCCTGCGTCTAGTCTACCGGGTGCAACGCATAAACCTAGCAAACAGCAACGTCCCACGATGGAAGTTGCAGCGGCTTGTAGTAGGCGAGAAGGACGCTATCCGCTAGATCGGGGCTACCAGTCTGATTCTCTGTTTTGTAGTCTTTCTTCCGCTGCACTTCGCGTAGGTTTCTGTTGTTGATTGCCCATTCACGGGTGCTGAGTTCCTGAAACAGTTCGGCTCGGTGTTCCAGATTCGGGTTGATGGTGATTTCCGAAAGCTGTTCGGCAAACTCGAACCATAATTCCGAACTGACTGCCGGATAGCGGTCGGGATGCTTGGGCTTGGCTCCGAAGTTGACGCCGTTCACTGGTTGGTTTCGGCTGCGGAGAATATCCGTTACTCCTCCGCCCACGCCGGTATCGTCCACGTTGATGATGCTTGGATGATGTGTTCCGGCAAGGGTTATTATGCGTTCCGCTGTTTCGACAAGACTGGTCTTGCTCCAGCTCACGAGGTCTACTAGGTGGCGTCCTTTTACGATGGCTACGGCGGTTCGGTCGGCTCCGTATCGGGCCACGTCAACGCCGAAGCTTACGCCGCCGTCTGTTTGAGGTTGGCGTTCGGTCGCGTCTGTGAGTTGCTGCCAGCTTATGATCTGGTTGATTGTTTTCTCGTATGGCATTCCTTCCCAGATGTGGGCGAAGTCTGGGTTGTTTCGTGATTCCTCGACCTGTCGCAGAATCTCTTCCGGGAGTATTCCAGCTTGTTCCGCGTCCCGCCATGTGGTGTGATGGTGGGTGGTGCGTTGTTGGGTGAGCTGGCTCGGATGGGGGACGAAACGTGTGGTTATCGCATCCTCCGGGGTTAGGGGATTGCGGGTGAAGATAATGGTGCTGCCGTTCTTTCGGATGGTCGGCAGCAACACGTCTAGGCTATGGTCGGTGATGAACTGGGCTTCCTCGATCCAGCAACGGTCTACACCTTCGATGCCTTTCAACGTGCTTTCGGGGTCTTCGTGCAAGCCTTTGAACCAGAACACGCTGCCGTTGACGTGTGTTATCTGTTCGCGGGTGATAGTGAAACCGGGAAGCTCATAGCGGCTGATGATATCCGCTAAGAGCTGTTTGACGCTTTCCTGAATGCTGTTCTGGAATTCACGGGTGCATAGGATGCGGGTGGGGTACATGCTGGCTTCGAGCGCTAGGGCTAGGGCTACGCTGGTGCTTTTCGCGCCTGAACGGCCTCCGCTGTAGTCGTAGTAGCGGTATGGTGGATTGTCACGGTCATGGAGGAAGAACAATAGGTCTTCGTATGCTTTGGGGATTACGAGGTTGAATGTTCCGTTTTGTTCCATAATGTGCGCGCGATTCTCAATAGTCTGGTCTTCACCCGAGGGAACCCGAGCCTTATTGAGATAGTAGGCTCGGGTTTGTTCACTTCACCGTGACGTTGATTGTGGGCGGCTCGTACATCTGCACCGTCTGGTCAACCTGCTGGCGTGGCATGCCCTCGGTACGGTTGGCAATGTCCTGATAGGAGCGGAATGCTTTCTCACTGTCCTTCTTAGATTCAAGAACACGACGAAGGGCGATCTGTTCGGCTTGAGTCAGTTCGTCCATACGCTGCACCCATTCCGCCAGTTCCTCGTTCGTGAGTTCAAGGAATTGCTGGAGGTTGTATTTCACGCTGCCGCGTTTTGTCCATTTACGGCTGCGGTCTTGTGGGCGTTCTTGGAAGCCGCCTTTACCGGTTGGGTTGTTGACGCCTCCGGTGATTCTTCCGTGTGTGTCTCGGGTTACGTTGCTCATAAGGGATATTTTATGCTTTCTTGGGTTTAGTTTGCGTGTTGTGTTGGTTGATGATGGTTTGTATTTCTTCTGGGGTGGTGTTGAGTAGTTGGGCGATGTATTCGGTGTTGTAGTGTTTGCGGTGCCATTGGAGGGCTAGTTCGGTTTTGTGTTGGCTGAGGGGCATGATGGTTCCTTACGCGAGGATGTAGGTTATGAGTAGTTTGAGTAGGGCTATGGTGCCGGTGGTGGTGAGTAGGACGGTTAGGGTGATGAGTAGGACGCCGAGAATGCGGCCTAGCTTGTAGCCGGGTGTGGTGTTGCGGAAGTAGTCGATTTCTGGTTTTTTTGGTTTCATTGGTTTGGTTTCCATGTGATCGTGAGGGATACGCCGGTGGTGGTGTTGTCGGCGTATCGTTTGTGGCTGGTTACGTCGGTTATCTGACAGTCATCATGCCAGATGTGTGTTTCGGTGATGGCGTCGTATAGGGCGCGTTGGAGTTTGTCTATATCGGGTTTGACTGTGGGGTGTTTGCGTTTGTGGGGTGGGATGGTTTTGGGGCGTGGCAGGTAGAATGTGGTTTCTATTTTGATGTATGAGTTGGGTGGGATGGTTGGGTGTTTGTGGCTGAGGATGGTGTCGCGCACGTGGTCGCGCCACGGGCGTTCCTTCTTGTCCATCGGTATGAGGCGGGTGACGGGTTTGCCTGTGGTGCGGCTCCTGCCGGTGATTGGACGGTAGGAGCCTTTACTGGCGGGGATGCCGGGAATGAACAGGCTGAACGAGAATGGTTCGCCGGTCATTGGTTGAGCTCCGCCAAGTCGAACGTTGGTTGTGTTTCCGCTTTGAGTTTGAGTGTGCGTAGGATGTCGGCTCGGTTGTTTTGGTGCTTGTAGGCTAGTTGGTCTTGGCCGACGTATTTGAATCGTTGACCGCAATTGTGGCAGAAGAGCGGGTCTGGGTTGTTCTTGTAGATTTCGAGGATTCGTCGGCAATATTCGGCGTCGTTTTCGGGTTGTCCGTTGATGCAGCGTTGTGTGGTGTCTGGCCAGATCAATGCTCCGCATCGAGGACAATAGGAGACGGGTGGGATACCGTCCACGGGTTTCGGGCTGGCGGTGATGAACTTCATGGGCGTCCAGAAGTCTCCGGTTTTGCTGAGCATGTCCCGGTAGGTTTTGACGAAGCCTATGAGATCGAACGATTCGGCTGTAAGGCAGCATTCGAGAATGTTGAATTCGTCCATACTGTTGACGAACGCATGGCACTCCAGCAAGTAGAGTAGTGATACCGGGATACTGTTGAGTTCGTTCGCGTCCTCGTAGTCATAGAGGGTTATGGTGGTGTCTTCGCGTTCGTCTTCTGGGTCGTTCTGCCACATTTTGACGTATGCGCGTTTCGTGAATTTCATGATTGCTTCTTTCCTGAAAATACGCCGGTTTGGTAGGCGTCACAGATCATCCGGACGAGTTCGTCTGCCTCTAGTTGGATAAATGGGTACTCGCTCGTATCGATTTCACGGCCAGCAGCCTGTTTGGGATTCTCGGTTTGTTCCGATTCGGTGGTCTTCGATGAGGCCAATAATTCTAGAGCTTTATAGGAGACTTTGGCAGCTGATTCGATGGTGTAATTATCATCTTGCTTGCTAATGTCCAGAGCTCTTATGGCCGAGTGTATTGCGCAACGCAGTTGTTGGTCCGTTACGAGATAGCGGGTCATGGTAATTCCTTTCAATCGGTGGTGACTTGGGTCAGTCCGCACATTTCTCCCTTGGTGGCAGACTGTGCACGGCCAGTCTGTATCCGCAGTACGGGCAGGTCACGTAATATGTGCCCACCGTCTCGCCGCAGTGGGCGCACTCTACATATCAGATTGCTCTGCTCATTTCGTGTCCTCGCTTTGATTCGGTACTTCCGTGGGTATGTTGCCGGTGTAGCCGAGCATGGAACGGCAGTGGTCGGCTGTCTTTTCGTATGCGTTGACTTGGCCCTTCACGACACCGTATGCGGCCATGTCATGCTGCCTTAGAAGAGCGCTCGCCAGTCTCAGGCCTTCCGCTGCTAACTGTTCGCACCAGTCGATGATCTCGTTGAGCGTCTTGTCTTTCTCGGTGACGTTCACTGCCATTTAGACACGTTCCATTCGTTGTCGGTCTGGTTGAACGAGCTGGTCGGGCCGAACGGGTCGGTTCCCGGCCACTGGTTGCCGGACTGCTGAGTTTGCTGAGTCTGCTGGTTCTTGGCTTTGAGCATGGCGAGGCTGATGGTCGCGTGTTCGATGATGAAGTCGGTGCGCGGCTGCCCTTGGTTGTCGGTGTCGGTCTTCCATTTGAGGACGCCTTCGACGCGGACAGGGGTGCCCTTGCGTAGCATGCGTTCGTAGGTTTCCGCAAGTCTCAGGTCATACTCGAAGATCGTCGCCCACACGGTGTCGTGGTCAACCCACTGTTTTGTGGTCTTGTCCATGTGTCCGCCTGTGGCGGCGACTCGGATAAGCATGTAGGGGGTGCCGTTGCGGGTCTGTTTGCGTTCGGGGTCTGCCGCCAAGCGTGCGATCGGCAGTGTGATTCTTGGGTCATTCATCGTTGATCGTTGCCCCTACGGGTAGTGGTGCGATGTCGGAGTTGAAATAGTAGCGGTTACCTACCTTGATGTATGGCAGTCGTTTCTCACGGCAGTATCTGCGGACGGTCTGGATGTTGAGATGCCAGCGTTCCGCGTACTGCTCCGTCGTTGCGGTGTAGTCTTTAGCGTATTTAGCGTACATGGTTTAAATATACATCAGATTGTTCTTGATTGCAAGTAGCATTTGCTAGCTATATAATATATATATATGCGCACTGGAACCGGGCGCACCACTCAAATAAGATAGTAATAGGAATAAAGTAAGCGCCTCCCCCATGGAACCGGAAGAGAGGCGCTAACAGAAAGGTGGGAAACATGTCCGATACGAGTATAGCACAGAACTCGGGTTTTTCGATGTTGCCGAATTGGGCGGTGGATGATGACCGGTTGGGCGGCTACGACCTGCTGGTGTATATGGCGCTGATACGTCACGCCGACAACATCGGCGTCTGCTGGCCCAGCTTGGAGCGGCTGGCGAAGATCGCGCGTTGCTCACAGCCCACGGTATCCAAGAGCCTCAACGTGCTTGAACAACTTGGATATATCCGACGGGTCAAGTCCGATGGCAGGGCCAACCGGTATCACGTCTCGCTGTGGAAGCCCACCCCAAAACAGGGTTATGACCATGCACCGACCCCAAAACCTGCTTTTGACCCCCCAAAACCTGCTTTTGACCTACCCCAAAACGAGGTTTTGACGAACAATACCCAAGAGAACAAAACCCAAGAACAATACTCGCGCGGCGAAGAAAAAATCACAGTCTCCTGCCATTCAGTGGACACCCTTAAAGCGCTTATGGGATTGTGGCCGAAGAAATGCAGGGTGTCAAACGAATTCATTCAGTGCTTTAATCAGGCGTTCGATGAAGTAGGCGCCGACGCGCTTATGAGGGCGGCGAAGCGTTTCGTGGAGTCGTGCGAGGGTACGCCATTGCAGTACGTGCGGACTCTGCCCGTGTGGCTGGCCAACCCGGTTAATTGGAGGGTTCAGAAGCGGGAACAGCGGAGCGAAGCGAAGCTGTCGGATTGGATGGCCCATAGGCTTCCTGATTCCATGTCCGCCGATGTGGAGACGGTTCTGCGGGCGAGGCGTGCGTATTGGGGTGCTACTGGAGGTGTGGAGGCTTTGGAAATGGAATTCTTCCCAGACGAAGTTAAGAATGTGGGCAATTTGCAACAAGAACCAACAGTGTGATATAATATCTATATCACGTATTGTATAGAAAGGATGCATATGAAGATCTACACAAACCGATACCACGACTTTACCCCGTCACAAGGCATACCGGTACTCATAACGTACGGTTCGCCACGATGGCGACTTCCGTACGCAATCGCAGCATCGGCGAAAACAGTGACGCCGGGCCGATGGTTCATGGAAGGAACCGACGAAGAATTCACCGAACGGTATCGTGCCATGCTGGACTCACACGGGGTCGCCCGCATCAGAACGGAACTTGAAACGATATCGCAACTCAACGGAGGTAAAGACATCGTGCTTCTATGCTTCGATGACGTAAGAAAAGGCTTGTGCCACCGAACGATTTTCGCCCAATGGTGGCAGGAAAAGACTGGTGAAGAAGTCAAGGAATTACAAAAAGGTTTGGAGGCCGATCAAAATGTGCTATTCTAATGACCGTTGCTATTATTCCGCCCCTAGCTCACCGGATAGAGCGCCCAATCTCGAATTGGGAGGCGCCAAGTTCGACTCTTGGGGGGCGGTCTGATGGCAGGTTTCAACTCACCGTCCATATTGTTCCTCAACACTTGGGATAAGCCCGAACGTGATTGGAACGGGAATCTGTTTAGGCAGGCACCCGCGTCAGGGTATACGCGATACGTCGAACTGTACGCCGGAGCCTTCGCCAACTGCATGGTCGCCGTGGAGAACGGCTGGAAACCGGAGCAAATCGAGGCGTGCGACGTGTGGGCGTACACCGCAGCGCTCGGATATGCGTACAGCGGGACGCCTCTCACCGAAATGCGGGCAACAATTGACGGGTCTCCAGTGCCACTCTCCGGGAACGCTGCGGATGACGCGGCTACCGTAATCATGGCGCAATATCGTATGCGTCTCAGCAAGCACGACGATATCGATTACTACCGTGAACTTCTGGCTGATCTTGACATCAACGATTCGGAACACGTCGGCCAGCTACGGGAGCGAATCGCAGCGAATATGGTCAAGTTGGGGGGGCTGAGATACGAGCCCACCGACCCGATGAAGTACGCGGAACGCATTATGGATGACCCGCACACCATCGTGTTCGCCAATCCTCCTACGTATCCGGGAGCTTATGAAAAGTTCTTCGAGACCGGGGGGAGGTTCCAATGGGCGGAACCTGAATACAACGTGTTCAATGCTCCCGTTGATATTCCCAAGCTCTGTAAGCTGTTCGATGGGCGTAAGGCGTTGCTGATCTGCCAGCAGCAGCAAACGCCCGGAAACGCCGCAACTGATAGCCCGGTCTACGCTAGGCGTCTGGGTTTGGACAGTGTGATTTACATGAATTCCAACCGTCCGAACGAGGTCAAACGTCTTGTCGGCGGGAACATGGTGACTGTGGCGGCGTCGAAATCGGCGGAGATACCGATACCGATATTGCCCAGAGATCATCAGATTACCGAACGTTCCGAAATCAAGGTCGTACCGTTACGCGATAGAGCGGCCCAAGACTCGTATCTGCAAGTGATGCGGCATAGGATATCGGGAAACGTGAGCCCGATGTGTGTTCTCGTACTAATCGACGGTTACGTTGCCGGGATCATCGGATATGGTTTGCCGAATCCCATGTACACGATTCGCTACGCGGTATTGCGTCAAGCATTCGGGGTATCCCACAAACGGTATCGGCTTACGAAGCTGGTCACAATGATAGCGTTACGTCGTTCCACGTTCCAGCTCTGCGCTACGCCCAAGACACAGATACTCGTCGATGCGTGCGATGGGCTGGCAACCGTTGAGTACACGCGATATCCCGAAGCCAAGGGACTTCGCGGCCTGATGAAACTGGACAGACGTGACCGTAAGAATGGACAGTACCAATTGCAGTATAAGAGCGATTGGCACGAAGAGATCGGCTTAAGGAACATTCTCGGACAATTCCTAGCCAAAGAGAACAGGAGGAAATAATGGCCGATGTCGACACGTCGCAAGAAATGACCATAGCCGACGGTTTGGTAATCAAGTGGGTTGATGTGGTCAATCTCAAGGAACAAGACCTGAACGCGCAGGTCATGGAACCACGTAAGTTCGACGCGCTGACCCAGAACATCAAGCTACGAGGGATGTTGGAGTCATTGCCGTACTGTTCGCAACCGAACGGAGAAGGGCCGATAAGTATTGTTTCCGGCCATCATCGTACAAGAGCCGCCGCCCGCGCCGGTATCCAACGTATCCCGGTTATCGTGGACACGAAGCCTATGACACGTTCCACCATAACGGCGAAGCAGATTGCCGCCAACGAACTCACCGGCCACGCCGACGAGAAACTACTGGCGCAGCTGGTCACTCAGATGGGCAACGTAGACGACTTGTTGCTCAGCGGACTCGATCAGGACAGCCTACCGCACGTCGAACCGCAGCAAGTCAACCTGAACGGTTTGAATGTGAAGTACGAGTATAAGGACGTGGAGTTTTTGTTTCTGACCCGCGAATACGAAGAACTTGAACAGTTCGTGGATGATTGCAACTCGGATATGCTCGGGTTGGCGCCTATGGAATTGTACGACGAGTTCGTGCATCAGGTGACATCGTTCGCTTCACGTAACGGAATCAAGAATATGGCTGCTGCGGTATCCAAGATCATCGAGATAGCGAGGAAAGACGCCGAGGAAGAGTGATTACAGGCCGGGCGAGTCCCGGCCTTTTTGTTTGCATCATAAGACACAATGTGATATGATAAATATATCAAGCCAACAGGCTTGCGTTATTCCCAAGGAGGACACAATGAACGAGACATATATCCAGACTATTCGCGGCGGCATCCAGCGCGTCATCCACCTTGCCAAAAGACCACTGGACTCAGGAGCCCAAACGGTGCGGCTTCAACTACCATCACGAACTCTACGGGTACATCCCAGTCTACAAACTGTCCAAGCTGATCCGGGAAGCTCGGAACGAAACATGGGAGGAATACGCTTGGCTCTGCTACGAGAACCGCTACCTGACTCTGGAGCAGATGGCTGCACAGATGCTGGAGTGCGAAAGCTATACAAAGTTTTCCACGACGCTGTACGAAACCTTTAAGCAGAAATCCCAGATGGAATCGCATCACACTGTCGCAAAAGTATTCGTCGACGTTGACGGCTTCGAATACCGCGCCTTCTGACAAGGCAAAGGAGGAACAGAAATGGGAAACGCTACGGAAATCACTCTCGATCAGGCCCGCGACATGATTCGCAGCATCGATAACCGTCTAATCCCCGAATGTCGCGACTTCGACACATACACCGAGACAGACGATATCTGGCGTATCGGAGATTACGGATACGTTGACGCCGACGTGTACGAGCAAGCATTCCGGGACTATGAGGAACGTAACGGGAAGACCGAGTGGGCGCGCACCATGTACGTGCTTGAAGGCAATCAGCCGACCCGCCTCGAATTCTTCGTTAAGGCGTACAATCTCGGCGGGATGCCAATGCTGGACGGGCTTTTGGGTGCCCAGTTCGACAACGGGGACGCAGATAATGTGTATTTGACGAACGGCGAGGCATGGCCAATCTGACTTAATGCATGTCCTAGCGTCCTAGCGTCCTAATTGGCATTATCTCGCCAATTCACAGCGTCCTAACCCGTCCTACTAGGGGCGCTGGGACATGTCTATGCGTGTCGCTGATTGCTTAATCACACCACATGTGATATACTTTATATATCATCACACTATCAGAAAGGAACTTTGTAATGGCGGCCAACAACCTCAGTAACAAATTCATGAAAGTCCTCAACGAAGTCCCAAACTTCGTCACCGACGAAACCGCACAGGCAGGTAACCGGACTTACAAGTATCTCAACCTCGCCACGATACTCAAAACCATCAAACCGGTTTTCGAGAAGTACGGTCTGGCATTCAGCCAGCGCGTCACGTTCGACAACACGGGAGAAACGCGACAGGCCATCGGAACAGTGGAAACCATCATTTTCGATGATACAGACCAGATGGTGGTCTGCTCCTATCCGTTCTTCGTGACCGGCGACCCCCAGCAGGTCGGTAGCGCGATCACTTACGCCCGCCGCTATAGTCTCTACGCAGTGTTGGGCATCTTCCCCGACAAGGACGACGACGGAGCGTATGCCAAGCAGCGTTACGAGACCGCAGACCGTGCGATCAGCGCCGAACAGTACGCCGATCTGGTCAAGGCTATGGATGCGCACAATATCACATCCGCGGAGCGCGGAGACTTCATCAACGGCACTCTGAAACGTCGGGTCAGGGGATGGAATGGACTCACGCAAACCGACCTGAACAGTCTGATGAACGCCGTCAACCGAATGTAAGTGGCCTTTCGCGTTGGCGCACTTTTGGGATTTTGCTTAAAACAAACCGATTTATAAGCCCTCTTGTTCTAATAAGGGAGCTGGAATGGAGTATCTGAAATGTTTGACAACGAACTTGCCTTCGACAAGCTGCTTGACTCGCTCGGCGCGGAAACGCTGCTGGATAATCTCGTTTGGGCGTTGACGGCTGATGAGCAGCGTGAGAACTTCGGTTATATTGCGCGTTGCTTTGATATTGACCTTTCCGACTGCGAAAGCGAGGCGTGAAAGGGGAACGTAAGTAGTCTCCCTCTTATAAACCGAAAGGACAACATCAATGAAGATCATCAATGTATCGCAAGCCCACGAAACCGAGGCATGGCTCGACGAACGAGTGGGCCGTATCACCGGCACCAAAAGCGGCGGACTCGCCTTGGAACACTACGCTCAGACCGACGTAGAAAAACTTAAAGAGTACCGAGACAAGATGTTGGAACAAGCGAAGAAGGCGAAGACGCCAGACAAAGCCACCGAGTATTACACGAAGGCCCGGAACTACGATGAGAAGATCGTGGACGCCGAAGCCAAGAACAAGCGGCTTAAGGTCGGCGTGGACTTCTGGAAGTTCCTAGCGGAACTGTGGGCAGAACCAGCGGACGGTGAACCTCCGATGGAACGCGGCCACCGTCTCGAACCCGAGAATATCCAGATCATCCTCAAAGAGCTTGGCTTCAACCCCGTCGATTGCGTCCCCGATTGCGGTATCTGGGAGAGTGACGACGACAACCGTATCGCGTGCAGTCCAGACGCCTACGAGAACACTGAGAAGCCGACGTGGGCCATCGAATGCAAGTCGCTCGGCTCAGCCTACCATTTGCAGACGGTAGTGCCGTGGATGATGCACACGGACGCCATGCGATCTCATATCGTCAACCTGAAACCTGAGCTGGTGGACGTTATTGAGCAGGTTCTTCCGGAATACACGCTCGACAGAGAGGCGACCGGCTTCGACTTTATCCCCGACCAGTACAAAGCTCAGGTGCTGCAATACTTCGTGGTGTGCGATTCGCTGGAAGTCCTGTTTTTCTCGATGTTTGACCCGCGCGTGGTCGGAGAGGCAAGCCATCAGGTTATTCCCGTGTACCGTAAGGACATTACCGCAGAGATCGAGGAACATAAGCGTCGCCAGTTGGCCACGCTCCATATCTCCGATGTGCTGGCCGACGCTCTGGGGGTGACGTTCTGATGAAGACCGCAACCATTCTGGAAAGCCCGGACATGTTCGCACTATTCGACGGATGCCCCACATGCAAGCGGCAGAGCGCCGTTTATCTGATGACGTGCCGCGTGTACGCCCAACAGATGGGGCGTAGGCTCCGCATCGTATCGTCGGGCAGCCCCACCGCCCGGGCGATACGCACAATCGCCAAAGACCAAGGCGTAATCGTGCGCTACCCGATGATCTTGTTGGACGGATTGATTTACTTCGAGCCGCAAGACATCAGCCTTGACGATTACCTAGCGGACGACGACGAACCCGAAGAAGAGGAGGAACCCAATGAAGAATAACATTTTAACCAGCGACGTGCTGGGACTGTTCGACCGTAACCATATCACCGCAAACACTCTGCGTAAGTTCGTGGTGGAGAGCGTTGCCGACTTTCTCGGAGACAACAAGCACGACAAGGTGTGCGGCAAACTGTTTGACCGTTGGTATCAACACGTTCGACGCTCCATCTGGGTCGGTGCCGCTCAATACGTCTTGCAACAGCACGGGTTCAACCACGACGAAGCCACCAACGAGGCGAAACAACTCTACGAAAGCCTGTACGCGGATTGCGACAAGCGGTATCACTGCTGGCGTCGCCACGAGGAAAGGAAAACCGATGAAGACTAATGGCAATTGGTGGACTGCCGTGTTTTCCGCTGGAATCACGGCTGGATACGCGACCACTGTCGTACAGCTCTCTCCCGGCCCCGGCTATGTGTTCTCCATGCTCCGCCGCAAGCTGACCGTAAAGACCGAGAACCTGCCCAGCTCGCTCCCCACGTGGGCCAAGGATTACGCGGATAGTCTCGGAGAACTCGCCTACTGCGGCTGGTGTCTCAGCCCGTGGGTGTCGCTTCCGGTATGGGCGATGGCAGCCAAGATCAACCGGATACGGTTCGGAGTCAAGTGGGTGGCCGGGTGGATTGTGGCCGCTAGCATGGCCGCATTCCTCCGCCACTCGGCTGAAACGGCAGGGGCGTAATGTTCAGCAAACAACAGGTTCATGTGCTGTTGATTCTTTGGGTGGCTAAGCGTCCGCTTACCCATGAGGAAATCGAACGTATGGCGGTCTTAGCGAAGTATGACGATACTCCGCAGGGATTGAGGACGCGCATGATCGAGCTTGAGCGTTCCGGTCATGTGTACCGTGTCGATAGGGATGGCGTGAACAGTCGGCACTGTCATTGCTGGCGGTTCGCGCTGACTGACGATGGGCGCGAAGCCATTAGTGAGCTGTTTGGCAAAACAGAAACAATATGATATGATCTAAATATCACACATCGTATGGAGGTGAAACATGCGCAAGCAAAACACAATCAAAACCGTAATCAACGGCCAAGAAGTCACCGTGGAACAGGACAGCCAGACCGGCCAGTTCTTCACACGACAGAACATCGGCAACATCCCAGTTGACTACGCGACTATCAGCGACAGGGTGACCATCGGCCAGTGCATCAAATACTGGCGTCTACGCCACGGATATTCACAAGCGGAACTAGCCGAACGAATCGGCGTAGCCAGCCCAAACGTAATAGCCATGTGGGAAAACGAACGCCGCAAACCACAAAAGCAATACCGGTTGCGATTGGCCGAACACCTCGGCTATGACATCCTGACCAAAGACTAAAAGATAATCTAAATAGTTGCACAATTAGTTTAATCATCATCACACCAAAGGAGCAACAATGGAAACCATCAACTATCTGACCTCGATCATCAACCTCTTGCAGAAAAACCCCCAAGCACAGGAGATCATCGACACCCAAGGACTCGGACAGGAACTCACGTTCGGTCAAATCGGGATTAAAGACGCCGAAGCATTCCTCAAACTCTACGTCGTTCTAGGCAGAGTTGAAGGCGTTAAGACCACGGCCATTCATGAATGCAAGACAGACACCGATAGGCAATATTTCTTCAAACTCGTCTCCCCGATAACCTTGTACTTCTTCCACTGCGAAGGAGCATCCGAGTGAACAAAACAGACCCTGATATCGAAACCCGTATGAAAGTGTTCCACCGAGACCACGGCAGATGCTTCATTTGTGGGCGAACATTAGGCGCCTCTGCGTTTAATCTGCATCACCGGCGTATGCGCTCCCACGCTTGGGAAGGATTAAACCTACCCAGCAACCTGATCACCGTCTGCGGCTCGGGTACTATGGGATGCCACGCACGCATCCACGCCCACCCCAAGGAATCATACGCAAAAGGGTGGCTGGTCAGCGCCTACAACGATCACCCCGAGAACGTTCCAGTGTTCAGCGAATACCGAAATCAAGAATTCCTTTTGAACAACTGAAAAAAGAAAGAATAGCCCGGCACCAGTCGTCAAGACCAGTGTCGGGCTAGTTCATTCGGTCATCACACCATCGCTCGAAAGGAGCACCCCCAGTCTATCACTTGGAGGCGCCAGTGTAGATGCGGGTCATGCCTCTTCCTGCCACCCCTGCGGGTAGGTGTCCGGAGGCCACACGCACCCGTCCAGCACGCACGTGTAGTGCTTCCCGTTGTAGGTGATTTTGTCGCCTACGCGGTAGGCGGAGAGTTTGGAATGTTTCGAACATTGGTTATGCTCCTTGCATGATTGCTTGATCTTTTTGCGGCGCAGACTCCCGCCTCTTTAGGCGGGGGTTAGCCGCCCTTTTTTGTAATTATATCGAGGTATAATTACAGGCATGAGTTCGAAGCGTGTACGACGGGCCTACCGGTTCCGTTTCTACCCCACGCCGCAGCAGGAGGAACTGTTGCGACGCACTTTGGGATGCGCTCGGCTTGTTTACAACAAGGCGTTGGCATTGCGTTCCGAATCTTGGACTCGTGACCGGAGGAACGTCACCTTCAAGGACACGAGCAGGATGCTCACCGAGTGGAAGCGCGACGAAAACCTGGGCTTCCTCAACGACGTGTCCTGCGTTCCCCTGCAACAAGCACTGCGTCACCTGCAACAGGCGTACGCGAATTTCTTCAACCATAAGGGCGACTATCCGACGTTCAAACGCAAGTCCCGGGGCGGATCCGCCTCGTTTACCCGGTACGCTTTCACGTGGAACGAGAGCAAGCGGGAATTGAAACTCGCCAAAATGAGGGAACCGCTGCCAATCCGATGGTCGCGCACCCTACCCAAAGGATGCGTTCCGTCAAGCGCGACCATCTCCCTGGATGCGGCGCAACGCTGGCACATAAGCATCCTCGTCGAGGACGCCGTGCGAGAGCTGCCCGCCTCGAATCGCAGCGTGGGCGTCGACCTCGGACTGGAATCGTTCGCCATCACCTCGGACGGCGAGAAGATCGGCAATCCAAGATTCCGCGCCAAGGAAGCCAAGCATTTGAGAAAAGCGCAGAAGAGCCTGTCGCGCAAACAGAAAGGAAGCAACAACCAGCGCAAAGCCCGACTGAAAATCGCCCGCATCCACGCCCGTATAGCCGACCGGCGTCGCGACTTCCTGCACAAGCTCAGCACCCGACTCATCCGCGAAAACCAAACGGTGGTGGTCGAGGACCTGAACGTGCAGGGCATGAGCCGACGATGCAAGCCGGTCCCGGACCCGAACCACCCCGGCCGGTATCTGAAGAACGGGCAATCCCGCAAGAAGGGCATGAACCGGAGCATCACCGACACTGGATGGCGTGAGCTTCGGAGCATGCTCGAATACAAGGCCGACTGGTACGGTCGCCAACTCGTCGTCATCGACCGCTGGTACCCGTCCAGCCAGACCTGCTCCACGTGCGGCAAACGCACGGGGCGCAAGGCGTTGAACATCCGCGAATGGACATGCCCATACTGCGGCACGCATCATGACCGGGACGTGAACGCCGCCAAAAACATCCAAGCCGCCGGACTGGCGGTCATAGCCTGCGGAGACGGCAGGACGGCGGAACGCAGGAACATGCGTCCCGCCGATCCGATCCGTCCGTGAAACAGGAAAACCCTATCGCGAGATAGGGAATCCCCCGCCTCTCCAGGCGGGGGAGGAAGTCAATCGGTCCAGAGAAGCGGCGTTCTTCGCGCCTTGCCCGAACAGCATGCCGACATGGAGGATAAGCCATGAACTGGCATATCCTCCGGTCATAACCATTACGTATTGGAGGATCAAGATTCTCACGTTCCGGGAATGGTCTTATTGGGCGTCAACAGGGGTCGCGGGTGCTGATGCGGTGTTCTTCGCGCGGATTTGAGCGAAGGCGATGGTCCTATCGTCTTCAAGATCTGCCTCGTTCGGATTAGTGGCCTGGCCGGCGATGACCGGTGTTGGCGCATCCTTCGGAGCTGACTGGACTGTAGTGGCGTTAGGCTTGCGTCCGGACTGGTAGGCGTTGTCAAGCACTTTGCTTGCCTCCTCAAGACGGCCGAGAATCGCACGAACCCTTGCATCGGCCTGCTCCGCGATGTTTTGCCGTCCAGTGGCATACGAGTCGGCTTCCTTACGCAACTGTGCGGCGGACTGCTGCGCGGATTCGATGATCTGCTTCGACTTCGCTTGGGATTCCTTCACGTTCTTTTCGGCGACCTGCCGCGCGTCCACTATCGCTTTCTCCGCGGCGGACTGGCTCTGCTTGCGAATGTTTTCAGCTTCCTGCAGCGCCTTGTTCTTGATGTCGGCTGCGTTCTTTTCCGCAGCATGATAAACGGTCTGGGTGTCTTCGAGGAGTTTCCTCACATCGTCGCCCACGCTCGTGTACTTGTTCTTGAGTTTTGCTTCCAGATCGTCGTTCTGCTTTTCGAGCTCTTCGATCCGTTCGGAGAGCTTCTTGTTTTCGGCTTGCAGCTGATCGATGTCTTGGTTTGCCTGGGTGAACTGGTTGTTGACCGTATCCAGGGTTCTCTTCAGATCAGTGTTTGCTTGCGCATACTTGTTGATGGTGTCCTGGAAATTGGTTACGGCGTCATTGACTTGTTGGGGGTCGTAGCCTCGCATCTTCGTGTCGAATTCGATGATGGGCATGGTGGATTTGGGTCTCCTGACTTCACTTATTTTCTATGTGGACAGATTCAGTATAACAGGTAAAATGCCGGGGAGTAAAAAACCACCCGGCATTTTCCTAGAGTCAGCGATTCGGCAATTCCATGAGATCTCCGGCCTCGTTGTAGCCGTAAAGTTTTCCGTTGCGGCTACGAGTCCCGCGGGTAGTGGACAGGGATGGCGTGTAGAACGACTCACGGCCATTCTTCCGGACGCGGAAATTACCATCCGACAAGACCTTCACGTTGTCGGCGGTGATACGATTGGCCGGACTCTTGCCGTTATTGAACATGGATGCGAAGCCCTCCGCGTCGGCCGGCTCCTTGCCGATGCAGACACCGTTCCCGTTGGACAGCATGCGGGCGTGTCCGCCGGGAGTATTGACGGCAAAGGCCACTCCCTCTTTGCCGTCGCGCATCTGGATGTCGCTGCTGTAGAACCGATTCGTTCCATACTTGGCTCGCAGCAGTTTCGCGGCTGCCTGTGGGGATTGCGGATCCACGTATGGTGCGGCCGCCCGTTCGCGGACTGCTTGCACCTTGCGCGTATAGTCTTGGAATTCCTCGTTGGTGGTGAACTCCCTGCGTGCCTTGACCGGCTGCGTCCCGTACTGTTTCGCTTCGATGGAACCCCATACGGTGATGTCGTCTCCGCTGTGGGGGTTCGTGTAGTCGGTGCGGAAATGCAAGGCGTTCTGCAACGGTTTGCCGCTTTTTGCCGAGACCTTGGTGCCTCCGCTCACGGTGAAGTCGACGCTCTTGAGACCATCCTTCTGCATGGCCCTGGTCATGCGAGTGAGGTCACGGCCACGGAGACGGACGCTGCCGCTGCCTCCATGCGTGTTGGGGCTCCGCTGGGGCACCATGGCGACGAGATTGTCCCCGTTCACATGGAAGCCTTCCGGCACCGGGTCGCCTGGCTGCATTCCCAGTTCGCTCATGGGAACGCTTTCAGGCTTGTATGCGGGTTTCACGGTGACGTTGCCGTTCTTGTCCGCATACACGTAGACCGGCATTTCCCGGGCTTGGGATTCGCTGAGCCCGAACTCCTTCTCGTAGTAATGCCGGGCTTGGACCGCAGCTTCGGCGAAGTCGCCGGGGTCAGCGGAATAGACGCGGTTGCTTGGGTCTGCGAACGCCGCGAGGTTGGCTTGTTCGGCTTTCTGGGCGTTCAACGTGTCATAGGTTTTCCCGTCCGGACGGCCGGTGATTTGATCCGCTCTTCCCCCAAAGGATGTTTCCCCGTCCGGCAGGTTGGAGCCGACCGGTTGGAAATCATGTCCGCGGTTGAGGCTGAACACATCCGGTGGGGCGGCCTTGCTGTGGTTGATCACGCCGAATGTGGTTTCCCCGGACGCCGCGACGGCCATCTGTTCCATATCGCTGTTGCCGATGATGTGGATGCGTTCGATGGGGTTCTGGGTCTTGAAACTGCCGAACACCTTGCCTTGGGCGCTCATGTGCAGGATGGTGGACCCGTCTGCCAGCTGGTTCATATCGTTGACATAGTATTTCTTGACGATGCCGCTGCGCGTGGTGTACGTGTATTCGCCGGGGACGAGATTGGTTTTCCGGAATCTACCAAGGGGGTCACGCGGCTGTGTCGCTGGAGTCCATACCATTATCGGCTCTTTCTCTGAGATTGTCGGATGTACTTCCTGTTCAATCGTATGGTTGCGGCCGGTTCATTTCGAAGAATTTTCGGTTTTTTCCAAAGACCTGTTTTCACCTTCGGATTCGGCATCGCGGATGATTCGTTGATCGATTCTCCGGCGTATGAGATGACGGATATAACGGACCCAGACCGTGATGATGTATCCGGTCGCGCAGATTATGACCGATATGGTGACGACTGATTCCCTGGAGTCGATGAACCAGTCCTGCGGAACGATGAACATCGCATATAGGACGGCTATGAGGATAGCGATGAGTCCTATCACGGTCTGGACTAGCACTTGTCTCAGGTTCAACGCATCCTCCGATCATGTTCGCCCCAAGCGTCGATGGAGCTTTCGGCTATGCTCTGCGCCATCTGAAAATTCTCGGGCACCGGGAAAACAAAAAGTCTGACCATATGGTTTCCCGTCATGAGATTCGGCAGACGTACGAAAGCCACTCCCCTGCAATGCTGGCTGTTCACATCCGGCCAGGCTCCGATGCGGGTTCCCGAATGCAGTATGGTGTTCACCGTTTCCGCCGCATTGTCAGGGTCGGCGGTTTTCACCCCGTACGGGTATGCGATTCCGGCGATGATGGCGAATCTTTCATACGGACGGTAGGCTTGTCTTTTCCACTGTTGGAAGGCCAGTTCGATGAGTTGTGCGCGTACTCGTTCCCGAATGCCGAAGCTGCCTCCCCTCCCCCATGTGCCTGATTTCCGTTCGCCGTTCTGTCTGGCGATGAGGTCACTATCCGTATAGTTGCTGGTTATCCACTGTTTGTCGGGAATCGTGAATGACACCGAGTATCCGTCGTGCCATGCCGGCGGATTGGGATTATTTCGCCAATGCTGGTCGATGTTCGATGCGAGACGTGAGGTGATCTGGTATTTCGGCATTGATTCCGGCACCGGGATGATGAGCACGCTCAGCCTGTAATGGTTGACTGGCGCCGGTGTTGGCAGTTGGATGTATACGGTGCTGTGCCGGTGCTGGCTGTCATCGTCGTCCCAGAGCCGGGCATCACTGCCACCGTCGATGATGGGTTTGATGGTTTCGGCCGCTCTCGCCGGGAAAATGTTTTTCTGGCTTGGACAGCCTACGCCTATAAGGGCGATGAACCGTTCCACTTTCCAGGCTTTTCCTGTTTTCTTGAGGTTGCGCCATTCGTTTTTCGCGTAGTCCCTCACCCATGCCCTTCGTCTGGCTCGCATGCGTTCCGTCTGTATGGTGTCGGTCGTACTCCACCATTCGATTGGGATGGTGAACTCGTGGGCGTAGCCTCCGCGTTTGTAGTTGTCTGGTTTTCTTGGATTGCTGGATGTTGTCCGGCGTGTTCGAGGTGCTGATGGCATTGGCGTTGGTTCTGTCGTCTTTACTGTATGTGGACATATTCAGTATAACGAGCAAACGTTGACTTCCTCCCCACGGCTGAAGCCGGGGGATTCCCTTGTCTCGCGGCAAGGGTTTCCTGAAGGGACTTGTTCCCCGCCTACCGAAGTGTTGCTTCGGCGGTTCGAGGGTCCCCGCAGGCGCGTACCGCCAGTCCGGCGGATAGGATGTTTTTGGCGGCGTTGATGTCCCGGTCGTGGTTGGTTCCGCATTTGGGACAGTCCCATTGGCGGATGTTCAATGGTTTCTTGCCGCTGTTGTATCCGCAGGTGGAGCAGATCTGGCTGGACGGGTACCAGCGGTCGATGACCGTAAGCTGGCGCCCGTACCATTGGGCCTTGTATTCGAGCATGGTGCGGAACTGTCTCCAACCCGTGTCGAGTATGCTCCTGTTGAGACCGGTTTTCGCCGCTTGCCCGTTGGGAAGGTAACGGCCCGGATGCTCCGGATCGGGTTTCGGCGTGCACCGTCGGGTCAGGTTTTCGACCGCAAGGTCTTCGATGACCACCGTTTGGTTTTCGCGGATGAGTCGGGTCGAGAGCTTGTGGAGGAAGTCGCTTCGACAATCCTTGACCTTGGCGTACGCTTTGGCGACCTTCAGACGGGCTTTGCGATGGTTGTTGCTTCCTTTCTGCTTTCTGGAGAGAGTTTGTTGGGCTTGTTCAAGCTTCTTCTGGTAACGGTTGAGGTGGCGTGGGTTGGGGATTTTCTCCCCGGTGCTGAGGATGGCGAAGTGTTCGGTGCCCAAATCGACGCCGACCTTGCTTGGGGAGGCGGGTAGATGTTTCACTTCCTCTTCGACGAGGATGCTCACATGCCAGCGTCCGGACGGGTCCAGGGACACGGTGACGGTGGACGGCCGGGCTTTCCTCGGCAGTGTGCGCGACCAGCGGACGGGCAGAGGCTCCCGCATCTTCGCCAAAGTCAATTCCCGTTTGTCCCAATCCCAGGTGAACGCGGATGCGGCATAGGTGGCGGCTCCGCCGTTCTTCTTGGATTTGAACCGTGGATAGTCTCCCGTCTTGACGAAGAAGTTCCTGTACGCCGCCTGCAAATGTCGCAGCGACTGTTGCAACGGGACCGAGGACACTTCGCGCAGGTAGGCGTATTCCTTGGTTTTCTTCCAGTCGGTGAGCATCCGGCTCGTATCCTCGTAGGACACGCTCTCATGACGGACCGTCCATGCTTCGGAGCGGGCGTCCAATGCCATGTTGTACACCTTGCGGCAGCAGCCCAGTGTGCGCCGGAGTGTTTGTTCCTGTTCCGGCGTCGGGTAGAAGCGGAACCTGTATGCCCGCTTGGCTGTCGTGGTGTTCATGCTTCCTATGATACCATGCTTTACAGGCTTGTATGTAGTTATGTAAGGCAGAGGCGCCTTATATCCCCATAGCTAAAGCAAGGGGTATTACGGCGCAACCTGATAAAAAAGAAGAGAGGATCATCGTGCTGGATGGTCCTCTCCTGTCAAGCCTCAGGCAATCAGCTGGCGAGATCGCAGAGCATGTTTTCCGCAGTCAGCAGCTGCCAGTTCTGGAACGAAACCTCCTTGACCTTCTTGTTGAAACCATGTCGGAGCGCATACTTCGCGGCGGCGTCCACGGGGTCTGGAGTGTTCTCTGCGTAGCCTTCCTCCTTGGCTTTCTTGACCATCAAGGCGATGCCCAAGAGTGCTTGGCGGATGCTGGTCGCGGCAAGATTCGTGATCGGATTGTCATCGCTGATGCTGAAAGGCTGCCAGTCGCAGGCATCGGTTTTTTCGAATACCCAGAATTGCATGGTGCTGGGAGCCTTGGATCCACGGTCGAAGGCGTCCGGCTTGCATGCGGCTACCGCGGCACGGTAGAAAACGGTCTGAATGTGATAACCGTAGTTGATGACTTCCTTGGCGAATGATTCCGCGTCGGCCTTCTGGGCGGTTTTCAAATCGACCAGGTAATCGGTGCCGGCAGGAATCAGATCAGGCTTCGCCTTGAGCATCAGACCGGTTTGACGGTCCTTCCATTCGATGCACTGTTCCTTGGTTCCCTGTTCGATGATTTCCATGTAATCGGGGTATTCGGGCATGAGACTGGTCTGTTCGATGCCTTCTTTCATGCGTTTGAGCAGTTGCATGTCATTGTAGGAGACGATGATGTTTCCTGCTTCCAGCTGGTCTGCTCGCCACTTCTGGTTGTCTTTGCTCCTGAAGCTCTCTCCCTCAGGCAGGCTGACAACGTCGCTGGTGCCGAGCAGGTAAGCGTGGAACGCCGTACCGAACTTCATGGCGTCGGTGGGCTTGTGGTCATCGTTGAGACGGTGATATGCCCAGTCGGCCGGGTTTTTCAGGAATTGTTTCAATTGGCTTTGGTCGATTGATTTCAACCGGAAGTAGCCGGGGTCGTCGATGTCGATGATTTTCGCGTAGGCCATTGGTGTCTTTCCTTCTTGGATTCAAGTTCCGGGCATGCCTATGGACGGAGCATGCCGGAACGGTATGTGGGGAGGCTACTTGTTGTTCACTGGATCGGATTCGGCGATTTCCTGGGCTGACATGTCAGCCTCGTCGACGTACACGCTGGTGTTGCCGCTTTCCGGATCCACGACGACGTGAGGCTCGTCGTAGGTGATGGGTTCTCCGGTCGTCTCGTCGAACTCCGGGCTGACGGGCACCGGGTCGGAGAGGTGGAGATATCCGCCATCGGCTTTCTGCTGGGCGCGGTTGACCTCTTCCCAAGCGTTCTCCCAGTTGAAGAATTCCTCCGAATAACCCGGGTATGGTTCCTTGTTCTTGGTTTCCCAGTCGAGGAGCTGCTTCGGTGTGACGGGTTGCGAGGGGTGGAATTCCTCGGTCAGTCCTTCGGGGATCGGCACTGTGTAGTCGCTGAGACGGTCCTCGTCGTCTTCGTCGGGTGCGACGAATCGGACTTTCGCTTTGATGGGGGTGTTCATAGGTTGCTCCTTTTCCAGTTTTTTCCTGATTTGGATTGCTGTTTCGAGATATTCGATGAGCTGATGGTATGCGGCGTAGGACAGGCTCATGGGGTTGTCCTCGTACTTGCTGTACGTGTTGACGCTCATGCCCAGCAGGTCGGCTATCTCGTTTTTGGTTTTTCCTGCTAGCTGGCGCAGGCGTCTGATTGATAGCTGGTTCATTCGCCTCTCCTGGATGCAGTGGTCGGACTGGTGTCGTCCAGTCTTCTGGTTGTGTTCACGCTCCCATTGTACAACATGCAGAAAACTGCGTTTTTCAGCATTCTCTAACAAGGAGAAACGCCTTGGAAATAAAGGCAACACGCCGAATAATATACATGTTCAGATAACTGCGTATATTTGAATATGTCCACATAGAAAAAAAGAAGAGAAGACGAAAACTCCCATCCTCAATGCACTGTGGAGCGATCGTCAAATCGTCAAGGAGGAACCATCATGGCAACAGAACTGCTAACTCACGCGAAAACCGGAGTCATCCAGATGGGATGGCCCAAGCTCTACGAGGCGGTCGCATTCAAGGGAAACAAGGACGATGACAAGTCCGCCAAGAAGGACGATAAGAAGAAAAACGAAAGCACGCCTGCATACGGGTTCCCTGTGCTTCTCGACAAGGATGACCCCGATCACATGCGAACCGTCCGAATCCTTCAGAAGCTGAGCAAGAATGCGGAAGCCAACGCCATCGCCTTGAAGAAATGGGGCAAGAAGGATCGTATCGTTTCCAATGACGGTCTCAAGGATGCCGACGAGGATGAAATCCTTGACGGTGATAAAACCGTCCTCATGACCGATAAATATCCGAATCGAGCCAACCATTTTTATGTGAACTTCAGTCGTAGCTCCAAGGCTGGTCGTCCCGGAATCCGCTACATCGACGATGAAGGAATCCTGCGTGAGCTCCCCGAACCGATTCTCGGGACAAAGGAGGACATTCAGGCCGCTCAAGCCAATCTTAATGATGCCCGAGCCGCTTACGCTACGGCTGATGAAGACGCTCGGGAGGAGGCGAAGACGCTCGTTCTGGAGGCGACGCGCAATCTTGAGGAGGCTCAGGAGCGTGATGCCAAGGCCAAGGAAGTCAAGGTCTTATGGGATAAGCTGGTGTATCCCGGTCAGAACGTGCAGGCTTCGGTTACGGCACGTGCGTGGAAGACTCAGACCGGTAGCGGTGTCAGCTATCGTTTGGATAATCTCACGATTGTTGGCGGAGGCGTGCGAGATGGAAGCTTCGAATACGATGAGGACTTCACCGATGAGGATATCGAGGCTCTTATCGCTTGGCGAGACAAGCATGTGAACGCAAAGCCTTCCAAGGCCGATGATGAGGCGGCCCTTCTTGCGGATACTGACTTCGATGAGGCTGATTCCGATGATGAGGTGGACGAGGATACCGGTGAAATCGCGGTCAAGCCACGTCGCAAGGCTGCCGTTTCCCGTCGTCGTCCGAAGCCTGTCGAGGTTGAAGATGATGACGTGGACGAGGACGAGGACGAGGAGGAAGCTCCGCGCCATCGTCCGAAGAAGACCTCTTCGCGGGGCCGTCGTAAGCCGGCTCCTGTCGAGGTTGAAGATGATGACGTGGACGATGAGGATTATCCCGACATGTTCTGATGTTTGACGTCCTCCCCACGCCTAAAGGCGGGGCACCCTCACGGCAAAACGATGGGATTAACGGGAAAGCCGAGGTCAATTGCCTCGGCTTTCCCGTTTTTTCAGCCGACGTTGCCGCCACTGTTGCCCTTGGGTGGCGTCTCCTGCTGCGGTTGCGGGGATACCCCTCCCCCACTGTTGCCGGTTGATCCGCCGGTTGATCCACCAGTCGAACCATATCCCCCGCCCCAGTAGTACATGTTCCCGTATGGATTCTGCTGAGGCTGCTGCGCCTGCTGCTGCTCCTGTTGGGCTTGGGCCTGTCGTTCCGCTTCCGCTTTTGCCTTGGCCTCTTCCTCGGCTTTCTTCTTCGCGTCCGCATCCTTCTTGGCTTTATCCACTTTGGAGATGAGGTTCTTCAGCTCGGTCGAAGCCGAAATAGCGTCGGACAGGTTGTCAGACGTTATTTCCGTGCTTTTCCACTGGGATGCGAGGCTTTGCATCTGCTTCTTGTCGTTGCCGTCAGGAGCGTCAGCAAGACCATTTGCCTGCTGTACCAGACCGTCGAGTGTCGTTCTGGTTTCCTTGGCTTTTGCCTGCATTGCATCCGTGTAGGTTCTGTTGGTTTTCTCATATTCGCCGTCCAGTTTTTCCAGGGCCGATGTGATGTCTTTTTCAGTCATCGGATTCCCTGTGGTTGTTTTCTGGAGGGCTTCCATGGCTTTTTGCACGTCGCTGTTTTCCGCGACGGGACTGGCTTTGATCGTGGAGACCAGGTCATCGGCCTTCCGTTTCCTCCCGTCCCATTTGTTCTGTGCCTTCACCAGGGATTGTTGGCGCTGTTTGCGGTCGGCTTCGGCCTGCTGTTCCGCGACGTGAGTGGTGTATGCGTGATAGGTGTACGCTCCCCCGCCTATCAGTGCTCCGAGGCCTATGAGTATGGCGGCCGCGACTGCGATAATCTTTATCAGCGTTCCACCATTTCCCCTATTTTCTGTATCAGTGTTTTCCTGTGGGAATGGGGAATCATACTGGTGTTCAACTGGGAAGACAATTTCCTGTGGGAATGGCGGATTGTCGAATTGTTGCGGGGGCATGCCATTCGTTTGCTGGCCTGTATTCCACTGACCGTTCGATTCGTCGTCCGTCTGGCTCCAAAAGTCATCTCCCGTCTGGAATGTTTGCGTTGGGTAATCATCCGCGCCAAGGCTTCCGGCGGATGGGGACGATGTTTGTGGTCCCCCCTCCGGAGGTTCGGATGGGTCATCCCAAAGGTCGAATGGATCCGCAGAGTCCGTGTCCTTCGGGTATGTTTCGCCAGTGTCCTGTCTTACTGGGGAACTGTCTTCCTGTTGGAAGGACGAACTGTCATACTGTTCTTCTGTTTCGCTGTTCCATTGATTTTGCATAGGAACATTGGATGGGAAAACAGTTTCAATGTCTCCCTGTTCCTGCATATCAACGTTTTTCTTTGAATCTGCGGAACTGTCTTGAATGATGTTGTCGTCTCGACGTTCGTTCTGTTCCGTTGTCGGTTCGCTGGAATCGTCCGATTGCAGGTCGAATTGCTCGAACGGGTCGTATTCCTCCGGGCCTTTTCCTTGTTCCCGTGTTTCCTCATTGTTCTGCGGAAATGCGGAAACAGCAGACTGTTCTTCTGATTTCTTGTCGTTATGGTCTTCTGCTGAGTCGATGAATTCCTTGAACGGGTCGTAGCCGTTGGCGAGTAGGTCTATCTGATCGGGGTTTTCCGCATTCTCCTGTGGAGTCGTATCCGCAGTGTCCTGTTGAACTGGGTCGACAGTGTTCTGGGGGGCTGTCGTCCTGATGGGACGTGAAGCTGTGCCTTTGCTGTCCTGCGAATCTGTCGTTTTGTCGGACTGTGGAACAGCGTGTTCAGTGGAATGAGGAATCGTTTCCGCGTCTTCCTGTGAAAGTGCTGCACTGTTGGAACGTGAAACAGTGGAATCATTGGAACGTGAAAACGATTCCTCTTTCTCCTGTGTAGACAATTGACTGTCATCCTGTTGGAATGGGTCTACGTCTTCCTGTTGAAATGGGTCGCTGCCGGACTGATGGGTTGTGCTTTCGTCAGACTGTGGAAATGAGTCATCAAAATACTGTGGAAACGTGTTCGCATTTTCACCGGGAATGGACTCCCTGTTGGATTGCGAAACTGTGGGCACATTGGAACTACTCCCTGTACCCCCGGCTTTCTGTGGAAGCGTTTCCGCATTGTCCTGTGGAAATGTGGAACCAGTGGAATGTGACGCTGTGCCTTTGTCATCCTGTGGAGCTGCATCATCATCCCACAAATCATCCATCAACAGGGAATCATCCAACTGATTCCCCGCCGTCAGCCAATCATCATCCTTCGCCAACATCAACACATCCTATATCAAAGACCTTTTTCGGCAGATAGGCGCCCGATATTCATAGCGGCATCGATGGCGCTCATGTGAGGCACGTCGACACCTGCCGCATACAGTTTGCTCGCATGCGCCGCAGCGGCGGCACCCTTCAACGGCTTGTCACGGTCTGCGACATCACGCCCGTCCTCGCCGAAACCGTCTGTGGGGAACCCGTCGTCTTCGTCCCCGCCGGAGTCGATCATGCCGTCATCGGGTTTTTCTGCGGCGGTCGGCAGGGCGTTTACGATTTCATCCCATGACCAGTGGCCCGAGTTCATGTCGCCTTCCGGCGGTCGGATTGCGGTCAGACGTTCGCGCAGCAGGTCGCTGTATGATTTTCTTTGCTTCTGGTTCTCCTCGTAGAAACCCTTGTAGATGACGGGTTTCATGCCGGGAAGCCTGATAAGGCCGGCTCCTCTGGAGATTCCCGGTTGCATGATGTTTTCCGGTATCTCAGGGAAGTCCTTCGCCCCTCCCAGCAGCTCTTCGACAGCGGTGGAGGGTTGCAGGGTGGGGGAGATGACCGTGGTCAGATTGACTCGCATACCGGGGTCGAAACCGTCCTGCAGGCGGGTCGATTGCCCGCAGAACAGGAAGCAGACACCGGAGAACCGGGCTTTTTGCGTGATCTTCATCGCATAGGTGATGTTCGCCGCATGGATGCTTGCCTCATACTCGGCCCGGATGCGCATCGGATTGTCCTTGCTGACCTTCGGTATGGTGACGCTCCCAGCCCATTGGGCGACCTCATCGCACACGAGCAAAAGCAGGGGGTTCTTTTCCTGTTCGTCCTTAGGCAGACCCCACCAGTTTTCGACCCCATACTGTTTGATGAGTTTCGACCGGTAGGAGCAGATCTCAAGCACATGGATCAATGTCGCGGCGGCTGATTCAGGGCTATCGCAACCCCAGCCGTGGGGGATGATCCACGGCCGGCACCATTGGAAATCGACGCTTTTGTCCTCGTCGTCGCAGATGGCAAGCTGGAATCCGGCTTCCAGTGCTGCTGCGATGAGCGTGTTGATGACAACGCTTTTGCCGCTGTTGGCTGCGGCGGCAACCATGATTCCCGGGCCGGACTTCCAGTCGAGTGACAGCCAGTCGCCGGTTTCGCGGCCTCGTTCGGGCAGCTTCATGCCCAGATAGGCGTGACGTAGGTCGTTTTTACCGATCAGCTGTTTCGGGCAGGCTATCATTGCAGGAAAAGTCGGGGGAGCGCCGGGGTACACCATGATGACGCCCTTTTCGGGGTCGGCCTTGAAGAACCAGCCTTTTTTGCCGACCACTTCGACGGCTTCCTGCATTCGCTTGTCGTATACGGAGGCCTGATAGGTGACGGTGTTCTCCTTGATGCGGATTTTCCAACCGTTCTCAGGAGTACGTGAGATACGAATTTCCCAAGGCTTGACCTTGAGAACGTTCGCGAATATACGCCGGGTGGCTGCGGCCTTCTCGTCCAACTGTTGGAGTAGCACGAGGAATTCGCTGGAACTGATTCGAACGAAATCGACGACGGAATAGCCTTCGTACTGGGGTTGGCTTTCCAGGTTCTGCACCGTCTTCTTCTGGGAAGCCGTGTCCGCGCATTCGCTGTTGCTGAGTCTGACGGCTTTGATTCCGTTGTTGATATCATCGGAATCCATATCCATCGGCGCGATGATCGCGTACCGGTTGTCGGAATCGACGCTGAATACGCTGTAGCCTTCGAACTCAGGGTTCTTTGCGGCTTTCTCTTGGATGAGGACGGTGAGTTTGATCATGTCGTCCGGATTGGTTTTATCAAAACCATTGGGGAAGAATTTTTCGAGAGGGATTTTCTTTCGACGGTCGGCCATCAGTTTTCCTTTCTCTTGTAGATGGGGGTGTGGAAGGCCTGGAGTGGCCTGTCTGATGTTTCGTACAGGCAATTGCGGGCCTGTTTGAAGTCCAAATGCCGGTTGAGATAGGTGAGGGTTTCGGCTTCACGGGTGTTTTCGGCGTGGAAAAGAGGTTGCGTGTGCGGGTCGAGCTGTCCGGCCGGATGGAATAGCACATGGTTGCCGGCGATAAGCCGGTCGTAGAGCTTTTGACCCACTGTGGATGGGTGAATGCTGCTGCGGACCATGACCACGTTGACGTTCGTTCCGGGTGCCATTTCGATGATTCGGCTGAGTTCGTCGGAGATTTGACTGTTGACGTTCAGCAGATTCATGTCCGGGTAGCCGTTGTGTACGTCATAGTCATCGAAGGCGAGCAGTATCGGCTTGATCGGCTCGGGTTCGCCCTTGATGCGCCGTCGCTGTTCCATGCTGACCCGTTGCACTATTTCCAGCAGCTCATAGGGTTGCTGGTAGCGTCCGCACATGACGGTGGGGGAGGGTGGGATGCTGTCCCACTGGTCGGTGAAGGTTACGAGCGTGCCGTCCGAATCTGCCTGTCGGATGATGCTGTCAAGCAGCATGGTTTTCCCGCTTCCGTCGGGCCCGGTGATGGTGAGTGGCGTTCCCGTGGACGTGTCCCATCCAAGGTTTTTCCCGTGAACGTCTGTTCCCAGGTTGATGAGCATGTTGTTTCCCCTTTTGTGTTTGGCTACCAGTCGACTTCTTCGATGTCGTCCCCGTCTTCGGAATCGGCATCGTTGTTGTCTGGGTGGTGGAGCATGTCGTGGAGTTCGTCCATGTCGTTGATTTCCTCGCCGGCTGTCTGTGGATCCGTTCCTTGGCTGAGCAGCTTGGAAAGTTCGTCTTCGGACACTTCGCCGTAGGTTTCCGCTTCGGATGGCATGAACCGCGAATAGTCGATGGGTTGCGGGGGAGTGCGGTCGGCGAACAGTTCCGCCAACTTTTCTTGGCCTCCCGACCACCATGTTTGGACGGCCAGCAGTTCGCCTTGCGCGGTTTCGAAGATTCCACGGCCTTGCGGGATTTTCCCGCCTTCGCCTTTCAGCGACTGTTGGAGCCGGTTCGCCTCTCTGAGGTTCTGCGCGCTGATGATGCCCGCCGTGGAGTCCATGCCCAGGAGGATTCGGCCGAGCGAACGGAAGAACGCGTTCGCGTTGTACGGCTTCATGTCGTCCATGGTCAGACGCTGGGCGCCGAGGATGACGCTGATGCCTGCGGTTCGTCCCTGCACGACGATTTTGCCGAGAGCGCTCATGGTGCGTCGTATCGAATTGTTCGTCGCGCTGACGGCCGCATTGTCGTTGGCCAGCTGGATGTCCCTGTTTGGGTTCTGCGTGGTCTTGCCGGCCTCTTGCAGGTAGCTGTTGAATTCGTCGAACACGATGTCGATGGGTTTCGTGTGGGCAAGCTCTTCCTCATTGAGCTGGCTTTTGTCGAGATCGTAGATGCTGCCGACACCATACCGGCTGAACAGTTTCACCCGTTGTGCCATCTCGTCGCGCAGCCAGGCGATGACGGCTTCGGTCTCACGCATCTGCCCCAAGCCGACGAACGCCAACGCCAACGGTTTCGCCCATTGAGTGAAGTCGATGCAACCTTTGGATGGGTCGATGAGGATGATGTCATGGCCTTTGAGCAGCGCTTCGGCGACCACGATCTGCGCGATGGATGATTTACCGGTTCCGGATTTTCCGCTGATGAGCAGATGGAACGTGTCCTTCATGCTCCAGTAGACCGGTTTGCCCATATCGTCCACGCCCAACGGGAACATGCGTGGTTTCGACTGGCGGGCGAAATCCCAGTCCGCGTTGACCATGGTGGGGAACGGGCTGCGTTTCGCCAGCACCATGTCGTACAGGTTCGAACCGTGTTCCTCACCGCGCGGGAGGATGCGCCCGTAGGCGTAGTCTGCGCTGGTCAGGAATTTGCCGATGTTCCGTGAGGGCTTGTCCACGTCCAACCCGGCCGGAATCTGGAATCGTGCCAACAACACGTCATGGTTGCTGGGCAACGCGCCGAGGCTGACCACATCGGGGGTGCGCCCGCTGGGATCGCTGACTCCGGCCACGCCCCACGAGTCGCTTAAGGCGAGTTCGATGAGATGCTTTTGCTTTGATCTGCGATTCCAGTGGCTGATGTCCCTGACATCCAGGCACGGGTCGTCGCACAGCCATACGGTCGCGCTGTCGGCTGACCGCCATTCCCAGTAAATATGTTTCGCCCCGACCGACGATTGGATTCTGGCGGACTGTTTGCGGGCGTCTTCCACGGTCGCGCCGTTGCCTAATTGGAATTGGATGCTCCAAATCGGCTTGTCTTTGCTTTGCGGAGTGCAGGCCGTGATGTTCACGGACGCTTTTGCGGGAAGCACGTCGATGAGGGTTTTGAATATCAGCGCTTCCGCATATTTGCGGTGCAGGGGGGTGTTGCCGGTCAGCTGGTCGATGCGTACGGGCGCGCTTCCGGTGGACCAGATCAGTCCGGCCATGTCGGAGCCTTCGTCCACGAGTCCGATGAACCGTGCCTCCGGCTGCAATGGGCCAAGGTCGCAACGCTCGTAGTCGGCCGGCGTGGCTGGTGCGGTGAGTACCAGTGGCAGGTAATGCAGTTGCCAGCCGTCGCAGTCCTGGGTTTTCTCATAGTCGTAGATGGGTGCCGGTGGATTGAGTTTCGACGGGAGGCATTTGACCCAAGCGGACTGGTCGCTTTTGAACCGTTTGGAAATGGTGATGTAATCGTCAAAGGCTTTCTTGTGGGTCATGCCGTCCGGCCGCCACTTGTTGCCCTTGTCGGATAGTTTCGCATCGTCGAATGCGACCAGGTGGAACTTGTCCTGCAGGTCGGCGAACACCGGCATCCGCAGAGTCTCGGCAGGAGATCCTTCTCCCTCCCGCCAGTCGAAGCTGATGCGGTCGATGGAATCCCCGCCCTGCGGTGGGGTGATGATCTCCAACAGCCAGGCGGCTTTACTGTCGTCGGCGCTCACATCATGAGCCAACGTCAACGGGGCGCGTTTATGCCAGATGAAAGCGGTTTGCGCATAGGCGATGTCGGCGACGAGAGAGGCAAGACCTTCGCCGGCCTTTCTCTCCGCGATGGAGGGGATGCAGGATTCGTCCATGCCAAGCGCCAGACGGACACTGGACGGGTCGAACTGTTCCGCCCCTTTCTTCTTCTGCTTGGCGGACAGTAGACACACGAAACGGTATCCGTCCGCCAATGCCGGTGCCCGCAACGCTTCCACGCCGAGCTTGAAAACTCCTTCGTTCGAGCGAGGCTTGCCGTCCGATCCCTGCAGACGAATCCGGTAGACGATCAGAGGATTATCCGAAGAACCGATTTTGTTGACCTGCGTCAGATAGGCTCCCGACCATGCCTTCTGCAAATCGTCCCCGGCAAGCCAGCCGTCAAGCAGCTGTTGCCCTTCGACCAGCTCACGCCAGTACCGGGACTGCGGTTTGCGCCCCAACAGCCAGACGAGTAGCAGGAACACGAACCCCGGAAGCGTCACAGCGCTCAGCCAGCTCATGTATCCCGTCAACACGAAAACCAGGACCCCGGCGAAAACCAGCAACGCCATGGAGACGGACAAAAGCCGCGCCCAGACGGGCGATTTGGTAAGGAACGCCGGAATACTGACGCCCTTGTAGACATGCCTACGGTCAACGCGCCGATTCCTGTAATGCGACCAGCCTTGGGCGAGCATGAAACCGAACAGGCCATCCACCAGGGCAATCCAGACGGCACCGTTCAATCCCAATAGCATGCCGGCCATCCAGCCCATCCACCAGGAAACACGTCGAATCTCCAGCCAATCCGCATTCGGCATGAGACCGGCAAGCATGTCCTTCCAACGGTGGTAGACCATCATCTGTTTGTCGGATGGGGGATCCTTGCGACTGCCGGAAGCGTTGACCGGATACTGTTGTGTGATTCCTCCGGCGAGCATGCCAAGCCAAAGGAACGGGACCAAGGGCAGGCGCCAAAAGAACCAGAGGATAATTCCAAAGACAAGAAACAGCGAAAACCAGACGCCACTCGATATAGGACGGGTCTGTGTTCTGCTCCTGCTGTTTCTGCTTGCCATGATTTTCAATCTATCTTCGAGTTTTGCTATTAACCGAAGATTTATTGAAATTAACCGATACTGGAAAAAACGAGTACGGCAATCCTGTTCGTCCGAGGTTCAGTCTTTTTGTTTGCTCTGAGGTTCGCTGGCAAGCGAACCGACTGGATTCTTCTGTTCCGAGGTTGAAACAGGTGCAGGAGAGCGTTTGACGTCCTCCCCTCGGCTGAAGCCGGGGGATTCCTCCTATCGTTTTGCGGTGGGAGAGGTTCTGGTCTCTAAGAGACCGCCACGGATTCGCATGTAGCGTTTCCGTTGGTCTTACGTCCCTGTTCGACCGGGGTGCCGTCCGCGCCCCACAGGTTTTCCGACGTGACGGCGAGCGTGTCCAATCCCCGTTCGAGGATGTTCCGGGCGGCGTTCACGTCGGCGTTCGCCGTGTACGAGCATTTCTTGCAGACGAAGACCGCTTGGCTCTCGCGGTTCTTCTTGTCCACATGCCCGCATCGGCTGCATGTCTGGCTCGTGTAGGCGGGGTTGACGAGTATCATGCCCACGCCTTCGGCGAGTTTGGTCTTGTAGGCGAGCATGGAGGACAGTCGTCCCATGCTGGCCTGTCTCAGGCTCCGGTTGAGTCCGTGTTTCGCGGCCTGCCCGTTGGGGAGGTATTTGCCCTCGTGCAACGGGTCGGGAACAGGCTTGTTGCGGCGGCTCATGTTCGCCAACCGTAGGTTCTCCAACACAATCAGGTCGTTCTCGCGCACGAGCCGGGTCGTGTACTTCTGGTACACGTCGTCCAGTATGCGCTTGGATTTCGCGTGCAGTCTCCTGATTTCCAGTCGCGTCTTCCGGTATGCGCGGCTGATCTTGCCACTGGCCACATACTCCCGTTCGCTGGAGTATCCCGCGTTCCCGATCCTGCGGGCTTGGGATTTCTGTCGTTTCCTGATTTCACGGTCGATGGCCTTCAACCTGTCTTTCGGCAGGTCCATGAACCGTCCGTCGGAGTCGGCGGCGGCGTGCACGCATCCACGGTCGATGCCGACCGCCCTGCCGGTCGGCTCATGCTTGACGGGCGTTGGGGTGTTGTTGAACACGACGGTGCGGTTCGTCCAATCCACTTGGATGGCCGTGTATTCGCGTATCGGCTGGCTGACTCGCACGTGCAGGAGGATGCGGTAGCGTAACGGTTCGCCCGGCAATGACATGCCTTTGGGATTCTGTCCGGTGATGGTTATGATGCCGTGGTTGCGGTTGACCCGACGGTATACGGCGTTGCGTCCCCCGTTGTGCCAGCAGACGAAACGCTGCCCGTCACGCTTGTATGATTTGAACCGGGGCATTCGTCCCGGCTTCAACCGTTTGCTTAATAGGGTCTTGCGTCGTTGCACGGCGGTGAACCATTCGACCCGTTCGATTCTGGTCGGGGATTCCAAGATAAGGGAAGGCACTGCGGTTAGCCAAGAGCATTCTTTCCGGGACTGGCTGACGCTACGAGTGTCGGGCGTGCCGCCAATGGGGATGAGAGTCTTGTCCTTGCCGTATTTGCAACGGTTGGAACGCAATTGGTTGAACCGGTATCGCCAAGCGTCGCACAGCCAGTCCATTGCCTGACTGCCGGTATTCGCGTAAAGCTTTTCGGAACATGGGTCATGCTGGTCGGTATAACCGATGAACGGTTTGGCACCGTCCAACGTCACACGTTCCAACACGACTTTCTGACTCATAAGGCTGATTCTACCACATTCGCGTATAATGTGGGAATAGGAAGGCCGTGATTCCTCCCCACACGGCAAAACGGTGGCATCTGCCGCGTCAGCGGCATCCCGGTGGATCGCAAGTCGAAGTGGGGAGAGAGATTAAGAGAGAGTTTGTAATATCACTTGTAATATCACTTGTAATATCACTTGGGGGTGCCGCTTAGCCCTACTGCCATAAGGGCTGAGAGGCCATGCCGGTGTCAAAATTCTAAGCGAGGGTGTCAAAATTCTAAGAGTCGGTGTCAAAATTCTAAGAACGGGTGTCAAAATTCTAAGGCTGTGACCGCTCTGATCGCAGGCAATCGGGGTATGGTTCGATGGCATTCGCAGAGATGGTGTCAGAATTCTAAGAAAGGTGTCAGAATTCTAAGAAAAACGCGATAAAATAACGACGAAAAGAAAAAAGATACCCGCACCGTTCGTACCGGCCGGGTATCTGGCAACCGCTGAAACGGAGCGATTACATGACCAATAATAACGCCATCGCCACAACGAAAATGAACACCGGAGCACCGCCGCTCATGGCGAAACTCTCCCTCTTCCCCGTATCGAAACCCAACGCCTCATACATAGAGAGAACAAACGGTCGGGAAACAGTCCGCATAACCCCCAGTCGCCCCGAGGAATGGGTCTACGGGAAAACCCCGCGACTGATATTCCTCTACGTGCAGTCCATGATTCGCATGAAGAACAATCCCGACGTGGATCAGGACACCCACACTGTTGTCTTTCGTGGCAGCTTCCAGGAATTCTGCGACAACACCGGAATATCCAACCACTCCGGATGCCAGAAAGAGACGGAGGACACGCTGATGAACCTGGCGCGAACCTCGATCTCCATCATGAACACCGACGAGAATCGCGAGAACAAAGGCGAATGCATGCCGTTCACCGTCGCCAGAAAAGGCCGTACACAGTTCAGGCCAGAACAGGACATCATCGCATCAATCCAGTTCACCGACGAGATGTGGGCCGAGCTGTCGAAGCCAAGCGTCCCACTCAGCATGGATGTCATCTCGCGTCTGGGCAAATCGGCGCGGGCGTTGGACGTCTATATATGGTTGACGTACCGCACATACCGGCTCGACCACGTCGCCTACGTTTCATGGCGTCAACTGTATGACCAGTTCGAGGGCACCGGCCTGCCGATGAAGGACTTCCGGCGCAGGTTCAAACAGGCGTTGTCGAATGTCTTGGAGGCGGCTCCGAATTTGAGGGCCGAACCGTTCAGGCATGGGATCAAGTATTGTCCTCGCACCGATGCTCCAACGCGACAGACTGCGCAGAGCGAGTCGGCTGATATTCCCCTTGAGTCTGAAGTAGTGGATGAGAGCAAAGGTCCCGCACGTCACGTGCATTCCGCCGACTGCGAGCATGTCCGGACGCTGATGTCCGAATGGATGGGTGGCATGTTCACCGGTGTTGATGCCGATCGTGTTGCGTCGCGTTTGGCTGAATTGTTGGATTCCGGGTTGCCTGATGAGGGGGCGGTGTCGCGGGTTTTGTTGGGCTGATTAGGCGGCTCGGTTTTTTTGTGGCTTCTGCTGGCATGTATCATTTCTGCGGTATTCTATTGGTATTACCTGCGTGTTATAATAGTTTCGTCAAGAGGAGTGGAGGTTGCTTTTTGAAAATCTACGTGCTGTCGCGCGTGCATGAACGGCATCCGGAGCTGACATCAGAGGACGTGCTGACGGCCTTTCGAAGTGTCATGAAAGACGCGCGTAGGGCGGATGGCACTTGGGTGGCAATAGGTCTTGACGGACATGGTCGTGACGTGGAGATGGTCTACAAGCAGTTGAACGACAGCGTACTGATCTACCACGCGATGACACCTCCGACGAAGAAAACACTAAAGGAAATTAATCAGCTGGAAGGCAAAAGAGGTGAACGATGAGCGATTTCAACGAACGAGACAAGGAACTGCTGGAGAAATTCGGAATGACCGAGGAGCAGGTCAGCAGTGACGTGGAACGAATGGAAAGCGAGGACGCCGGCCACGGTATCACCGGCCCTATCTACTACGGTCTCCACATGCTGCCGAAACGGGACGAGCGCATGGTCACCGTCACCATAAAGATGCCCGAAAGCCAGCTCGAACAGGTCACTGCCGCCGCGAAGCGGTACCACATCAGTCGTAGCGAATACATTCGCAGACACCTTACTAATGCATAGGCAAAAAAATGATATACGAGAAATGGCAGGTTAGCGACGAGTACCGTCAGCGCATCAAGCAGGCCATGCCGAAAACCGCCAGCAACGTGAGATTCATCGAATCACCGGAACGTATGCGCAGGGTCATGGCCGAGTTCATGCAGCACCGTACCGTCGATGAAGTGGCCGAGAAAGCACGAGTCGATTCAAGCGTGGTGCAACGGCTGATTGACACCGGCGTTGCACCATATCTTCCGACTCGACGGATAATGAAGGTTCTTGGAGTGGATGCCACTGCCTTGCCTGCGGAATGCGTGGTGGCATGAGAAAAGGTGATCGGCTAAACGTCTGGATGAACGGCTCCCACGTTGGCGTGTTCACCTCTCTCAAACGAGGAGTCGCGTTTGAGTATGATTGGAATGCTCCACGGATAAGTTTCAGCCTCCCGAAAGATGGAGAGTGGCGCGAGGATGCACCGGAGAATTTTCTAGAAAATTTACTCCCGGAATCAGGTGCCGCCAAGTATGCCATGATGCAGGCAGTCGGCGCGAAATCTCAGGAATCCTTCGACTTGCTGGAAAACGTGGATTCAGCTGGTGCGCTGGTGTTCTCTCGGAACGATGAGATGCCGACTATTGCCAGTGTGCCTCCTGCAGAAGCAACCGATGACGAAATCGCGACACGTATTGCCGCCGTCAAACGGACGCCTGATTCATGGTTCGTCAGGAACAAAGGTGCCAGATTTTCCTTGGCAGGAGCTCAAGGCAAATTCTCCTTGTCCCGTGTAGGCGATGAATGGGTGTGGCCCAATGGCGCCGTTCCGTCGACTCATATTCTTAAACCGGCCGGCATTTATGACGCTGATGAAGTAGAACATGCGACCATGATGCTTTCCAAGATGGTCGGCATCGAAACCCCGGAGTCGGATATCCAGGAATTCAACGGCCAGCAGACCTATATCGTGGAACGGTTCGATCGTCGTATCGAAAATGGTATGCCGGTTCGTCTGCCGATGGAGGATATGGTGCAGGCATTGGGCCTACCATCATCCGAGAAGTACAAGGTGAGTGCCGTCGATACGCTGACCACCCTACGGAAGATGGATCCGTCCGGCAGACTGGGGGAGGAGTGGCTGCGACGATTGGCCTTCAACGTGGCTGTCGATAATTGCGATGCGCATGCCCGTAACTATTCTGTCATGCCCACTTCGCCGGATGGTGAGTCCTGGAAACTAAGCCCAGCATACGATGTGATGACCACGACTGTGTGGCCGGGGTTGACAGACAAGCTCGCGATGCCATTCTCAGGAGCGGAGCATGCCAGTGAAGTGACGCCGGACCATTATGCGAGGTTGGCTGATTATTGTGGATTCGATCCCGACACTGCACGAGACGAGGCTATCCGCATCAGCGACTTGGTCCGGTTGAATGCGCATACTGCGTATATGGATCTGGCCCCGGAACTGCAGGCCAAGCTGTTGGACAAGATTCGTGTCGCGAACAGTGGCATGCCAAGTCCTCAACGCTTCGTCCTGCCGGACAATGGCATGGTGCATGTCGTCTCCCACGATCGTGATGGGCATCCGGTGCACGACTATTGGCGGCGCAAACCATCCAGATAGGACAATGCGGCCACTGCTGGTGTTGATTTGCTTGTCGATGAATTCTGTCACAGAATAAGGTCAGGCAAACGAAGCAATGCAACTGCATATAACAGAACGCTGAGCATGGATTGGAGGTGGTCGCAATGCTTACCTTGCTGGCAATGATTGGACTTTTTCTTCTCGTTCTGGGATTGGTGATAGTCCTGTTGATGGGAATGTTCTTCAGCAGCGACATGGGCGGCATGTTCGTGAACGTGTTCAACTATGCGACTTCCACTGGGATCGCTGATCTGGTGACCGTTGGGGTCATGCTCGTCATCCTGTTTGCGGCTTTCGCAGTACAAGCCGTTATCTGGTTCTTCGTCAGCGAGAGGATGTTGGAATCTGCGCTCCCGTTGATCGTCCAAATGATCATCGAACTGATTGTTCTCATCCCGATTCCTGCGTTCTTCTTCACGGCCTGGGGCTTGGAGTATCGGTGGGCTGGTGTCCTGTGTGTTCTTATCTTCGCATTGCCGGCCTTGTACAACCTGGGTTTGAACGTGTACGTCAAGCTTGAGGAAATCAAGGAAAACAAGAACGTGAAGGATGTTTGATCCTTCGCTCCGAAAACCTCTCTCAGTGGACAGAATGCCTCCGATTCGGATAATCGGAGGCATTCGCTTTTCTGGGAAGGATACGCTGGAACCACACGTTTTTTTTTGGATTAGGAGTTGAGGATGCACGGAACATTCAGCAGGCCTATGAAAATACTCGCCAGTGTTATTACAGTGGTGGTTCTCGTCGCTGGCATCCTGGCTTGGAGTACGTGGCGTAAAAAAGTCACCGCTGAGGAACGCCAGCAGGCGCAAGCCCAACAGTTGAAAAAACATAAGTCGGAGGAACGCAAGAAAGCCGCTGAGGCTGCCGCAAATCAGCTGACCGATGAGGAGAAACAACAGTACACGGATCTGGCCATCCAATTCGAACAGGCAGCCCGCAACTGGGGGAGTGACCCCACGATCAATTTGGACTCACTCAGCCAACATGATGCTCAACAGGTAATCGACCAGTTGCGGACACCGGACATCGGAAGCAATCCTCTACCCGCTCTGAGCGCTATCCCAGCGGATAAGAACGATGGGCCTGATGCCGTCAGCTATCCATGCGAAGAGGAATATGAAAACGCATGTAAAGCGTATCCGACAATGAAAGCATGGTGGAACAGTGAGGCGTTGGCGACCGGCAGCCGGTGGACGGACGGACCTCACGTGACAGTCAACGAAGACCGAACGGTCACGGTCACAGGAAAGGTCGAATCCATGCTTTTGCAGGACGGTGATTCCTTCAACAATGGGAGCATCTGGGCATTGACTCCAGCTTGGAGAGACTACGACATCAACGATGAACTCACCATCGCAAACGGGAAAATCAGCGGCATGAACATCAACGGCGACAACCCTTGGTGGATTAATCCTTGGCTGACACGCTGGGACAATAACATGGCCGACGATTTGAGCGAGGGAACCAGAATAGCCATCCCAGTGAAAGGCGATCCCGAGATGGGCCTCGCCCATTCCAGCATGACGCCCATCCTTAAGGGACCTGTCACGCAGTCGGACTTGGATGGCAAGGTTGACTGGCATCTTTGGGATAGCGTTCCCATGGCATCGGTTGGGGGAGGCTGCCAGAATCCGGGATACTGCGGCTAGTTCTTCCAGCTTTTCTTCCGGAAGAACACGTTGCCGGCGCCATCGAACTGCTTTTGCGTGAGCCAGCGACTGTTGTACCCCTCCCATGGGCCGCTTCCGTTCGTGCCGTAGTTTCCCTCGCTGATTCGGATTCTCCATCCGTTTGCGTCCTTCTTGACTTCTTCGACCACGGCGATATGCCCGGAGCTCATATCACCTCCCAAAGCACCGCCGAACTGACTGACGCCATCCCCCGGGTGTGGACTGGAATCGACTGTGTATGCAGGGTCGGAGGCGAGATGCACATGGACGTCACCACCCACGGGGGTGTTCCAGTTTGCCACGTCATGATGGTGAATCACCCATAGTCTGACAAGTGCATACCAGTAGCACTGGTAATGTCCGCCGCTGGCGAAGGAAGTGAATGGCCCGTAGTCCCCGTCGTGACACACTTTTGCATCCGTATCGCACAGCCAGCCAAAATTACGGGTTTTGCCTATAGGAGCCCCGCCCACAGAACCTACGACGGCACTGCCTCCATCACCATCGTCGTCGGATGAGCAGGAAGCTTGAACGACATTGTCGGAACCACTGGAATCGTCGCTTGCCTTCCCAGTGAACTCGATCGCACTAATCTCCGGTGAATCATAGTAGGAGCGCGCGTATTTCTTACGTTCCTCTTCATGCCGATCGTTCCACGCTCCGCGCCCATACCCGGCAAGCCATGCGATTGAGGCGTCCTCCGGATTATCCGCATGCAGCCACCATTTGTGCAGGTCATGGTCGGTGACGTTGTACCCTTCGGCCTCGATGTTATCCAGATAGAAGTTGTTCCAATCGGATTTGGACGTGTCAACCAGCATTTTTATCTGCACGTCGGCATCAGAGTCTTTGCCAGACACGTTATGCTGATCCATCCATGCTTGGATTTTGCTGCGCGGTGTCCACTGATTCAGGCCGAAGCCACGCAATGCGGGATTGGTCTCGCCTATCTGCTCCTGTTCCGGATTCATCCCAGATTCGAATTGGATCACACCAAGAGCGCCTGCCGTACTGGCTTTCGAATACCCGGCTTTGGCGAATGCCTCGGCTATGGCCACCGCGACCTTGTTGGGGGCTATCGATGTGGTCCCGGTTGTCGAATCATCATCTGATGAGGTGCCGCAATCATATTCTGCGGCTGATAATGACTTTCCGACGTTGCTGGTAAGGGCCGCGACACTGCCGGAAACGGCACTCACCACGTTCATGACGATAAGACCGTTCAACCCCACCAGCAATGCGGCTCCCGCAGCCATGAGTTTTGTACTGGTTTTCAAAGGATGACCCCCTTACGGAAGGCAAAAGTCGGTAAAAATTTACCGACTTTGAATGATTCGGTGAATTACCGTTCTTGGAATGGTCGGAATTCCACGTCGACGAACACGTTGTAATCGTCTCGAAGAAGATTCGCGGCATGTTTCCCCGCCTTGATGATCTCACCTGAAGAACGATTCTCATCCCATGATTCAAACAAAGCCCTCAAAGCATCGGTTTCCTCGTTGGGACTCTTCAACGCGAATCCCAAAAGCCGTGCGGTGTTCAGATCCTTCAACAGCGGAGCCGCTTCGGAAGCCCAATCGGATGCCGCATTCCAAAGCTCGTCTGCAACGGAGAGGGGATATTCGACATCGTATGCAAGCACATCACCGTCTACATCCTCATGCAGGATGCCCGCTGAAGTATATGCGGCGATGATGGTGAGCATGTACACGCTGATGTCGCTTCCATCCCAAGCGTGATTCAGTGGAGGATTCAGCAAAGGATACTTGAGCACGTCATGATTCGCGAACAGCTCATTCCCCTGAAGCAGAAATACGGGGAGGCTGATCACGGGGGAGTACAGGATACGGTTTTCCACTCCTCCGTATGGGTCTCCGTCAGGTACCGTATACACTTTGGATGCGGTATCGCTGAGACGTTGGATATATCTGCTGGGGCGTTCCAATAGGAGAGGACGTCCGCTACCGAAACCAGGGAACAGCAATGGTTTCGACTGCTGCTGTTCCTCCGGCTCCGGGGTCAAAGGGGTAACGGCAGATGATTCCTCCGACTTGTCGGAAGCCGGTGTGGAAAATGAGTCATCGAATATGTCTTTGTATCCCATAAGGGGTCACTGCTCCTTGTTCTTTCGTTGTTCTCGTGCGATCTTGTCCGTGGCAGTGGTGCTGATTTCCTTCAACAATGCCGGAGGAATCACGATTTCCACTGGAATAGGCTGCTTGGATCCGTCTTTGAAATAGGCGACGGCTCCGCGAACGGTCTTCCTCGTCGATGCGCTTACCAGGCGCTTCAGACTGTTCGGGTTCGGCTGACCGTTGTCCAAAGTATCATCGGCTCCCATGCGCTGCAAGATCCGACCATTGGGGTCTTCGATGCCTAGGAGTCGTTCCGCTGATTTGGCCGGACTGACCGTGCCATTGGCTTCTTCCGGGTTGTCCAACGCCAGAAGGAGGGCGCGGCTGATACCTCCGGTCAAGTCGGCATCGATGAACTCCTGCACTTTCTGACTGATGATGACAGGCGTGAATCGTTGCGAACGGGCCATACGCACCCATTGTTCGAAGGTTCGGGAAGCTCCCTTGTCCTTGCCCATGAACACCCATGCCTCATCGACACCTACCATGCCATCGCGGCCTCGAACGGCGGTGCCGGCTCCCATGACGACCATTCGCAACGTCCACTGGCGGATGCGAGCGGTCATGGAATCATCTTGGCCTTCGGGGATGAGTGAACGGTCTCCGGCATTGATGAGGGTCAGGTTTTGGCTGATCGTCAACGGCTTGGTGTCATTATCGGTGCCGAAGATAAGACGTAGTCCCTGGTTCGCCTTCAGGTTCATGCTGATTGTCGAAAACACCTCGAGGGTGTTGGAAGGCAACCCAATGGACTCCGCCGTGTTCCCCGCTTTGATGGTCTTCGCAACAGCTTGGGCGGCGACAAGCAGAACCCGGCCTACGCAACGCGCCCCGTGTTTGACGCCGTAATCCAGCATGGCTGTCATGGCGGATTCCATCTTTGTGTCACCGCCAAGAATGTTCGTCATCATCAGGACGGCGATTTCCTTGGCCTCCTCCACATTCGGAATCACGTTGAACGGGTCGAACGTGCCGTTAGCCACATCGGAATCCAACCGGATGACCGTACCACCCTGCGAACGGGTCGCATCCTCCAAATCATTACCGGCCTTCGGATTAATGTAAATGCACGGGGTCTTGCCTTTACCGTCACGCGCGTCAATCTTCGACCATTGCAGAAACAGGCTGAACGCCGCCATCGTATTATGGGTCGGCACGTAATCAGCGATGAGGAACGAATGGTCAGGGCTTCCAACGGTCAGACAACGATGAGGCGCGTTGGATATCTTCCTGATGTCTTTGACGTATAGCCATTGCTGGGTTTGTCTCAACGTCGTAGGGATTAAAGCCGCTTTGCGTTGCAAAGAGAATACCGGCAGATCCGTCGTGAAGGTGATGCGATAACGATCCTGAGCCTCGTGACGCACACCATCAGCCGTGTATCCTGCTTTGTTGAGATGGGGTTCGTGAACGACGATTCCCAGAGATCTTAGCAGGCGCACCATTCCTCGGACAATCGGCAGATGATCGGCGGACTGGGTGAACTCTATATTCCCATTTGAGGAGATGGTCCCATCCTGATCCAGCAACCCCTGCACGAGGGAGAGTCTTTGCTCGATGCTCGCCGAGAAGTAGATCTCAGGAATGCGTTTTTCGCGGAGTATCCCCATATCGCGAAGAATGGAGACAAGCCCCTTCACATTCACGACCATCGGCGTATTGATGCTTCCTAGAGAAAATCCCGCAGAGGTGAGACAGGACTTCACATGCTGCAAATCACCATTCCTGTTATCTGAAGCGATGATTCCAGTGCCGATACTACCGTCGGCTAACCAAGCCCCTAAAACCCATGGGTCAAGTGGCAGGTCGGCTTGCGGGTTGGCAACAGGCATCGCGGCTCGGATTGCCCATTGCGCACGATTGCCTGAATCCTTTAGACCAGACGCAAGCATGTCTCGCGTAGTCACAACCTGTTCACAATATCCAAGGGAATTGGTCTCGTTGAAGGCCCCCTCATAACGAAGCATCATGCGTTGCCCTATGGCTCTGCATGCTTCTCGAACGTTGTATACAGATACCGAATCATGACGCATTCTGTCGGAGTGAATTCGTTCTTCCGTATCCCACTCACTGATTGGATTGAGCGTTTTTATGACAGATTCGATAGAGGAACGGCTTGGTGAACGATCCTCGAGCATCTTCTGTATGTCAGTGATGCTGATGCCCTTCGGATAGTTATCTTCCAAATGCTTTCTTAGGACATCCGCACGCTCCCTGGCGAGATCGTTCCATCTTTTCGCATGCTGCGCCACGTCATCATAATGTGCAATCAAAGCCCGAAGAGCTTCCTGCATGTTATAGCGCCTACAGTTCTGCCGAGTCTTAAAAGGTTTTTTTGTATCCGCTATCGCGCGGTCTCGCTGTTCTTGATGAGATTCAACTCCCATAAATCGCAGCGCTGCGGCAATGGTCCTGGCATTGCTCTCTCCGCTCCACCAACGACTCGTTACTGGATGGACAAACTCTGCAAGCTCGTTCACGCTCATGGTTGATTGGGCCGGTAGCGCATCAGACATCCGACATAGCTCATCGTATGTCTCCGACAGCATGTTCTTACGCTGTTGGGATTTCAAATGTTTTGGTTTTCTGAATTTGTTTCGATCTTTGAAATCGGAGACGATCCACTGGTGGTTCCCGCTGGCTTTTATCGTTTGACCGTCACTGAGGGTGACTTCGTAAAGATCTTCCGTGTGAATCGGATGAAGCTTGAGGAGTGGATAAGGTTTTCCGTCCCGCCCGTAGACGAGGTCTCCCTCATGCAAATCGCTGATCTTAGCCATTTTTCCATGGGGGAAGCTAGCCTGAGGGGGAACCGGAATTGTGGAGGAAATGTGAACGGCCTTCCCGCTTCCTGTATCTCCGATAATAGCCAAAATTGGACGCCTGTCCTTGTCCTGCACGGTTGTTGTCCCGATATACACCGGTTGCCTGTTGGCTTCGGACAATCCGACAAGAGCTCCGTCCCTGTCGCCTGCTTTGGCGAAACTGCTCACGCCTCCTCCCGCGACGCATGTTGCGGCCCAGTGGATCTCATAGGGGGTCATGCGTACGTTCGAACAGGCCTGCATGCTTTTGAACGCCATCAACTGTTCGCTAGCCGTCGTCAGATTGACGAACTCGATGTTGGGGATACACCCCAAAGCGTCGATGGCCATCTGCTCGTTGCCCGCCACGCAGGTGGCGACGCTCAGATCAATGATGCTGGGCGGCATGTCCGGAGTATTGTAGATTGCCTTCTTATAATCCAAACGCTCCTTGATTTCGGTCATATCACCGGGGGCTTCATGGCCTTTCTCGTACCGTTCCTTAATGCTTTCGTCGATGGTGCGGCTGGTGCGTCGAATCTGGTCGGCGGTGACTTTCGCCGGTTCGACTTTGCCTCGGATGCTTGTGGCGACCGCATTGGCTCCGCCGGCTCGTCCGACTTCCATGAGTCTAGCAATCCACAGGTTGTTTGGATCCGTGATGCTGCTTTGGTTGAAATCCGCCGTGCGTGCGAAGCAGATGCTGGCCGGGTATTCTTCGTCGATATTCCACTCGGTGCAGTCCACGCCATTGTCGTACAGGTTTTTGGCGTGGGCGCAGGTCGCGTTATCCGGGAAGAAATGCACGTGTGCGTTCTCCGCCAGGATAGGCAGGGCCGACGAGTTGGCGCGCCCCACCCACCATGATTCCATCATGGCGACCAGCTGTTCGCGTTCCTGCTCATCCATGATGGTGAATGGTTCCAGCCCGGCGTTGAGCATGATTCGTTCGATATTATGCGCGTCTGGCAGATACTCTTCGAACATTGGGCATCCGTTTGCCACCGAATAGCACATGCGGTCGTACCATGTCAGGGCGCGTTGCAGCATGCCGGGCTTGCGATTGTTGCTATGATCCCCGACCAGTTTCAAAGGAACGCCGATGACCGCGAACTGCTTGCATACCTTCTGGCTACGGTAGTACTGCGCCTGGTATCGTCCGAGGTCGGTGTCCCTCATGCTGGCCGGCGGACTGTATCGGACGGGCATGGATCCGGTGAGTAGATGGAATTCGCGATATTCGCTTTGAAGCATGTAACGGTAGCGCATACCGGCAACCGTGACCTGATTGGCGAGGCCGTCGAAGAACGCCATCAGCTGTTGCGCGGCATCGTTGCGTTTCCGGTCGTTGGCTCCATCCAGCAATGCAGTGCTCCAGGGGATGCGCGCGTACAGCCATACGGTGCGATCCGGCGTGGCAGAACGGAGCAGCCCGTATTCGCTGGCCGGGCTTATAAAGCTTTCTGGACGGTAGAAGTTTCCTCGTGGCATATATTCCACGATAGATTTTGATGTTGTTATTAACCGATATTCTATTGAAAATACCCGTTTTTCGGTTGGTGGCGATATCCAAAAAAAATATCCCGACCGCAATGGTCGGGAGATTAGGAAAGGTTGCCGGTTAGTCGTCCACGCCGACGCAGTCCTGGTTGACTAGTTCACGCACGTGATCGACGGCCCGCTGCAGTTCCGGTGTCATGTCGAAGTCATCGGTACGGTAGAAGGCCGAGTTGCCGTTGGATTTACGACTGGCGCTGACCGCGACGTTGGTCACCGTCATCTTGCCCTTGTCGTCACGGTCCAAGTGGACGAACAGGGTCCTTGCGGTCAGCTCGCGACGTCCCCCCGCATATTTCAGTGTCCCTTGGACGGTGATGTTTGGTTCCAACTGATATGCCACGTCTGCCGTGTATCGGATGCTTGGGATGCTGGATATGATTTTCGACATGATTAACCCTCGTTTCGGGTGATGTACATGCAATTCATGTGAGTGGTTTTCAGGATTTCGCGCAGAGGGGTTTCTTTGACGACGCCTCCGCCCTTATATGCTTGGATGCTGTAATCGTCGATGGGGAACTTGGTTTTTATTTTCGATACGTGCTCGAGTTTCACCCAGCATCGCGCTTCGGGGATGGTGAGGCTTGGCGGCGCTGTGAACCCGTCATAGTCATTCATGCCGTAAGCGTAATATGCGCCTGAATCATGAATGTCGGCCTCAATGTAAGTGTCATCCGTCATCCATAAGAACGCTTTTTTACATGTGTTGACGGTCAAATCGGACACGTTGAACTTGAGAGGGAACAGCACTTTCCCGTCGGATTTCTCGGCATGCTCCTCTATGTAATCCAGAATGGTTTTATCCAGATCCCAGTTATACCGGCAGGTGATTCCGTCGGCGAGTTTGACCGATTGCCGTCCTGGATAGGATGACTGTTTCTTGTAGCGCACGAAGAGCGCTCGTCGATCGTATAGTGTTGCCATAAGTCTTCCTTTTATGCAGATGTTTTCAGTATAACAGCCACGACAGAGGGTGACGTGCTCCCGCCACCTGACCGCTTCGCGATCTGAGGTGGGGGCTTCCTGCTCAAGGCTCGTATCCGAGTCAGTGTCTACAGGCTATTCCCGTGCGCCCCACGGTTCTCGTAAGTTTTTTGTTATCGTTCCTGCATGAGTCGTCGTGTTTCGTGCATGATGTTGGTCGCGGCGTTCACGTCCCTGTCATGCCAAACGCCACAGTCAGGGCATGTCCATTCGCGGATATGCAGGTCCTTCGTATCCTTATTGCGGTATCCGCAATCGGAGCATAGTTGACTGGACGGGTAGAACCTGTCTACCGTGACCAGCTGCTTGCCTTGCCGTTCGAGCTTGTATGCGAGCATGGTGCGGAACATGCCGTACCCGTTGTCCATCGTGCTTTTGCCGAGTGTGAGGGATTGGCTCATGTTCTTCATGTCCAAGTCCTCCACGCCGACGCAATCATATCGGGCGGCGAGCCGGTTGGCCGTCTTATGCAGGAAGTCGGCTCGCTGGTTCCCGACCTTGGCGGCGAGCTTGGCGATGCGCCGCTTCTGTTTCACCCAATTACCGGACCCTTTTACCATGTGGCTGAGTCTACGTTGCTCGCGCATCAGCCGTGGCTCCATCCGCCGGTAGAAACGCGAATAGTCGGCTCGTTCGCCGTCGCTGGACACGTACAGGCCGTGGGAGGAGTAATCCAATCCGACGATATGCACGGGTCGGACGGGTTCGAGTGCTTGGGTCTCGTACTCGAACAGTATCGTCGCCGTGTATTCGCCGTTTTTGCAATGCTCGATGGTCACGCTCTTCAGTTTCCAGTCTTCGGGTATGCGTTTATGCTGGCGGACGCGCACAATCCCTACTTTCGGTAGTTTGAGATGCCTGCCTCCTTCATCGAGGGTGACGTTGTTATTGCTGTTGTTCGTCGTGTAGGTCTGACGATTGCGATGCTTCGCCTTGTACTTCGGGAAGCCGATGTGCTTGGGGTCGCGGAAGAAGTTCCTGTACGCCTTCGCCACGTTCAATTGGGCGTTGCACAGTGCGAGGCTGTCCACCTCACGCAGGAACGGATACCTGTCCTTGTACTGGGCGGGAGTCGGATTGCACGACTTACCCGTAGCCTTATAGGTGCCGATGCGGGTTTCAAGCATCTGATTGTAGATGAACCTCGCACAACCGATGGTGCGGTCAATCAATGCCGCCTGAGCCCTGTTCGGGTACATGCGGTACTTGACCGCGCAATGACGTTTCACCTGCATGATGGTTCACCTCCTTACTTCCTGCCTTGGTTCTCGATGTATTTGCGGATGACTTCGATTGGCGCGCCTCCTGTGGTCAGTAGGCAGAAGCTGCGGCTCCAGAAATACTCCTTCCACAGTTTCTGCCGAATCTGCGGAAACTCCTGCTTGAGCAGACGACTCGACGCGCTCTTGTAAGCGTTGATGAACTTGCTCAACTCGCTCTTCGGCTGGGCACGGAACAATACGTGCACGTGGTCCATGTCGTGGTTCCATTCCTCAACGGTTATCCCATACTTGGGTGCGATGTACTCGAATATCTCACGCGCACGCGCCGAAACGATGTCGTCGAACACCTTGCGACGGTATTTCACGACGAGCACGAGATGATAATACAACAGGAACACCGAATGATGATTCGACTCCAATTCCACTGCAATCACCTCGTTTATAACATATACGACTGATTACAGTATAACATATATAGATACGCCAATTCATCCCCCGCCTACGCTTTGAACTGCGCCCCGGAAGTTGGACGTGGTTTATTAAGGGTACCTGATTAGGCTGTGAGGGACATGTTCCGGAATTCCTCCGGGGTGTGTCCCTCCAGTCGTATCTGGCGTCGTCTGGTGTTCCAGTGGATGATGTACGCGTCCAGTTCGCTCTTGAACTCCTCGTACGAGGCGAACTCGCGGCCGGTGTAGAACTCGTCCTTGAGGTGGCCGAACACCTGCTCGGTGGCGGCGTTGTCGATGCAGTTGCCCTTGCGGCTCATGGACTGGCGGATGCCCAGTTCCCCGAGCCTGTTCCGCCACCAGTCGTGCTGGTATTGCCAGCCCATGTCGCTGTGGAGTATGGGATCGGCGCCTTCGGGCAGCTTCTCCTCGAGCATGGCGAGCAGCCGTTGCTGCTGGGCGAGGTCGGGGGGCCGGCTGACGTCCCAGGCCACGATCTCCTTGGATCCCATGTCGTATATGGGCGCGAGGTACGCCTTGCCGCCCGCTGCCCTGAACTCGGTGACGTCCGTGCCCAGCTTCACCCACGGCCGGTCGGCCGCGAAGTCTCGTTCCAGCAGGTTCGGCGGCTTCGCGCCCGTATCGCCTTGGTATGAGCTGTATCTGCGGTATGGGTTCGGGCGGCGTATGGCGCACTTCAATCCCATGCGGCGCATAACCCTGAGCACGCTCTTATGGCTCACGCGCACGCCGAACTCGTATACGAGGCACATGCGCACCTGCCGGTGGCCGCACCCGTTGGGCGTGCGATGGAAGACCTCAGCGACCATCGGCTCGATATCCGGCCGGGTGACCGGCTCGGGATGCGAAAGGAGATAGTAGTAGGTGCTTCTCGCCAATCCCGCGATTTTCAACAGGCACCGGAGCGGATGGGCCAGCCCCGCCAGCGTCGAGACGATCACCGACTTCTCCCGGTTGTCGGCTTCGACGCCAGCAGGGCGCGGGCTTTTTCCAGATACGCGACCCTCGCCTTGAGATACGCGTTCTCCTCCTCGAGGAGCTGTTCGCGCGTGGGAGCCGGTTTCGGTTTGGATTTCGCGCCCTTCGGCCTGCCCTTGGGCTTCGGGCGCAGCGCCTCCGGCCCTCCGCGACGATAGTCCTGGCACCACTGTTTCAGACACGTCCGGCTGGCGATGCCATAACGTTCCATGACCTCCGGCCTGCTCATCCCACGTTCCAGATGGTCGAGCACAGCGGCGAGCTTCGTCTCGTAATCGTATTTCCTGTTGCCCTCGCGTTCGCCCATGAGCGCCGCCTCTCCGCCGATTCGGTATGACAGCAACCATTCTCTCGTGGTTTCCTTGGACACGCCAAGCCGGCGGGCGAGCGACTTGGCGCCGATCCCATCGCGAATCAACCCGACGACGATTCTCATATACTCGACATCGTATGAACCCCTGCGTTTCCGTGACATAGAAAACCGCACCTCCAAATCATCGGACATGAATTACTCCAGTCCAACAATCGGGGTGCGGTTCACTTCGCTTAGAGGCGGGGGATGAATTGGCGAGGAAGGTTAAATAGGGCGGATTATGAACGTGGCTGCATTTGTTTCCATCTCATCCGCCAGCGATATCTTTTTGGCGTTGTAGCCCAATCTCTCGAACTTGTCCGGATCGAAATCTCCCAATTGCTGCACATTGTCCAACGCCAACCAGTAGTTGGCAGGCGTTCTTCCCCATGGGAATGGTGCCTGATAGTGGGATTTCGGATTCCAGGTTTTTGGATTGTATGCCTCTCCGAAATTGGTCACCGTTCCAACGAGTTTGATTGCGCTTTGGGGTGACCAGAGCAGCAAATAATTAAAGCCTATTTTGTTTCGCAATGATTTAAAGTTGCCGACGAACAGCAGTCTTCCCTCGTGCTCGGCGGCATGACGGAGGAATTCTTCGATGGTGGTTTGCGGGCTAAAATAGGAGATTCGCCCTCGTGGGGCGTGGCCTATTCGTAGCATCAAGGTAAGTCCGTCTATCTTGAGAGGTTCAGTTTGCGATGTCATGGAACAATCTTACCACATGTGAATATATTCAGTATGTCAGGTAAGTGTCTTCAGTTCGTACACAACCAATACGGGAGTCTCACGAACCCGACCGAAAAGCTCGTGACCACGCTTCGACCGCTCGATCGCACGCATCACCACCTCCGGAGCGGAACGGATATCCAATCGAGCTTTCCCGACCCTATCCGCCCACAAATTCTGTATCACAGTCAACTCGACACGATTAACACTGCGAATCTGCAAAGACTGCCGCTCGACCCGATGCAATCGGACATATTCAGCGGCCACATCAGCCAACCCGACACCCAACTAATTCTTCCTTTCTCGACGAAACACATATACCAAAGAGGGGACCATGGACGCGGCCGCAAAAACAAGCGAAGACACCGCCAGTACAAGCCTCCACATCAAAGGCACCCCAACCGCAAGCCAGGAAACCAACTGCATCCCCAACAGCCAGAACACCGCGAAAACCAGCATTCCCAGCACGAGAGCCCAGTTCAAACGTCGTTCCTTCCGACGCTTTCTCGCTATTTCGCGCCGCGACGGTTCGACGGTACTGCCACTGATTCGAGCCGGTTCCAGAATGATCGTCGTAGTCGCCCCGATGGTTTCGCCGGCGCTGTTTTCCTTACTCACTCGGGCTCCTTTTCTGGATTCTGGATTCTTTTCTGACGTTCGCATTCATGTCTCATTGACTTCCTCCCCGTCCTGAAGGGCGGGGATTCCTACACCGTTCGCCTTAATGAAGGCTTACGGTTCGGCGGGTTCCCGTTTCACAGGCGTCCGCGTTGCGGTCGGCTTGCGCCAACCCCCGTCTTACGTCGCCTCCACGGGCGTTTAACGACTCGGCGAGTCCCGCCGCGTCAAGGATGTTCACGGCCGCGTTCCAGTCACGGTCGAGCAGGGCACCGCACTTAGGGCATTCCCAGATGCGCACGTCGAGCGGTTTCCGGCCATCGCGATACCCGCATACGGAGCAGATCTGGCTGCTGGGATACCACCGGTCGACGCGTTTGACGGTTCTGCCGTAGTGGACGCCCAGTTGTCGGATGCGGTCGATGATACGCGTCCAGTTCGCATCCAACAGGCTCTTCGCCATGCGGGTGCGGGCAAGTCCCTTGACGTTCAGGGTCTCCAAGGCGACGGCTTGGTTCTCGCCCGCCACCTTGGACGCCAGCTTGTACGCCATGTCCCTGCGCTGGTTCCGTATCCGACCGTAGGTCTTGGCCTTCAGGATTCGTGTCTTCGCATGATTGGCCGAACCTTTCTTCTCCCTCGCCAGTTGTTTGTCGAGCCTGCGCAGTCGGCGCGCCTTGCGTTTCAGGGTGCGCGGGTGGGGTATTTTCTCGCGTGTGCCGTCCGTGTAGACGATGCTCATGAGCGAGTCGAGCCCCATGTCGATGCCGCACGCCTCATGCAGCGGCCTGGGGGCGTCGGACTCGTCGTCGACTTGCACGGTGAAGCTCGCCTCATACGAGCCGTCCGCGTGGAGCATGATGTTCACGGTGTTCGGCGTGGACGGCAGTTCGCGTGTCCAACGGAGTTTGACCCGCCCGATCTTCGGAAGCGTGAGAAAGCCCCATTTGCATCCGTCCGCATGCCCGACCTTGAATCGCGCGGATTTGGTGAACTCGGCGGACTGTTCGCCGTCCCTGCGGCTCTTGTACCGGGGCAGTCCCGTGCGATGCCTCTTCCCGGTGCGGTGGTTGGTCACAATATGGGTTCTGCCGGCCTTGTAGAGGCGGAGGAAGTTCCGGTAGGCCACGTCCGCGTGACGTATCGACTGTTGCAAGGGTGTGGAGGACACGGCCAGAAGCCACTCCATGCCCGGATTGGTTTTCCATTGGGTGAACATGCCGCTCAACTGCGTGTAGGACTGCATCCTCCCATGCCGTCTCCTCATGAGTTCCCGTTGGTCGAGCGTCCAGTTGTACGCATACCGGCATGCGCCGTACAGGCGTGACAACGCTTCGCGCTGACCCCGTGTGGGGTATGCGCGGTAGTTGTATCGCCTGTACATGCTCATACTTGGTATTATACTCGGTCTTATGAACGAAAACGATGATATCCGCAAAGGCAGGCATTGCGTTTACGACTTGCACGTCCACTTGGTATTCGTCACCAAATACCGGCACGACGTATTCACCAGCGAACACCTGACCGCACTGGAACACGTGTTCGCGGACGTATGCCGGTCATTCGACTGCCGGCTGGAAGAGTTCAACGGCGAAACCGACCACGTCCACCTGCTCATATCATTCCCGCCGACCGTAGAACTCAGCCGTCTGGTTAACAGTCTCAAAGGCGTGTCAAGCCGTATCATGCGCCGCGACTACCCGGAACTCGCCCGCCACTACTGGAGGGCGCAACGTCTCTGGTCCCCCAGCTATTACGCGGGCACCAACGGCGGTGCGCCATTGGACACGTTGAAACGGTACATCGAAAACCAGAACCGGCCCGAGTGATTCACCACCGCCCTGAAGGACGGTGTACCCTCACTCAAAAACGATGGCTAAAGCCAGGGGCTTTACGGCGCAAACCGGTAATGGTGGAGCTTTGCCGCATCTCGCAGGTTACCGTAGGGAATGAGTCGCACGTGTACTGTTAGTTTTTCGCATACTTCAAGGTCATGCCTTTCTGCTCTGGTGTTATGTGGATATATTCAGGTTAACAAGCAAAATATCAGGAAAGAATAGAATCCAGTATGCCCGGGATTAGGCTCCGAGGAAATACTCCTTGCACATAATCTGGTACAAGGCTTGCTCTTGCATTGCGTCGGAAAGAGCTCGATGCTGTTCCACGTCTGCCACGTGATAGCGTTTGATTAGATCCGCGACCTTGTGATGGCGAATTTCCGGATGGATGTCACGGCTCATTTCCAAGGTATCCAGGAATGGGTGGTCGAACAGGGGGCGATTCGGCCAGGTTTCCGCCGTGGCCCAGTCGAGGAATTTCAAATCGAACGTCGCGTTGTGTGCGAGGAAGGGCGTTTCGAATCCCAGCCACCGTTCGAACTCTTTCATCGCATGCTTGACAGTCGGTTTGCCGCTCACGTCGTAAGTGGTGATTCCCGTCAATTGCGTGATGTGTGGCGGGGCAATCATTTGCGGGTTGATGAGTTGGCTGTAGGTGTCGACGATTCGTCCGTTCTTGACTTTCACGGCGCCGATTTCGATGAGTTTCGCGCCATCTTCCGGGTTGAGGCCGGTGGTTTCGGTGTCTACCACGACGTAGTCAAGCAATGGCGCCTCCAGCGGCGGGATGCGTCGTGGGTCGTTGCTTCGGTATTGATCCCAGTAGCTCATTGGTTGTTCCTGTGTTCCCTAAGATTATGTGGACATATTCAGTATAGCAGACAAAACGATGTCAGGCAGGAACCTTCCGACCGTCGCCAAACAACTTGACGTCCTCCCATGCCTGAAGGCATGGGATTCCAGCATCAATGCGATGCTGTTGGTTCGTGCTTCGAAACGGCTGCGTTTTCAGCGATATGTTCGCCTCGAACGTCTGGCGCCGTGTTTCCACGCCCGGCCTCGCCCATGCCGGATATGAGTACTTCATGCCCGCGTTGCAGTATGTTGATCGCCGCGTTCGTGTCGGCGTTCAACATGAGACCACACTGGGTGCAGTCAACGACCGCAATGACGAGCATTGCGGCTTGTCCCTGTCCGGTAGTGCCAGTGAACGGCTGTAACCGTTCTCCTACCTTTAATTGACGGAACATCATAGGGTGGTTGACTGCACCCTTACGCCGTCAGTCATGCTGGCGGCGTACTGCGAGTTCAAAAGGTCGTAGCCTTTGTGTCGCAGGTTCATAGCGGCTATCCGGTCGTCGTTGGACCGGTATCCGCAGTTGCGGCAGACATACAGGTGGCGTTTCTTGTCACGGTTGGCTTTGCGGATTTTCCCGCATTTCGGGCAGGTCTGGCTTGTGTAGGCCGGGTCAACGAACACGACTTTCTGACCGTTGCGTTTCGCCTTGTATTCGACCATCTGCCGGAATTGGTGGAAACTCCAACTGACCTGAACATACCTGTCCTTGACCCTGACCTGTTCGGTCGCATTGCGGATTCCCGTAAGGTCTTCGAGAACGAACATCGTATCCCTGTCGTAATGGTTGACGAGTGCCTTAGACGCCTGATGGTTCACATCGGTCATCCAACGGTTTTCTCTGTCGCCTATGGTCTTGAGTCGTCTGCGGGCGCTTCGGGTGCCGCGTTTCTGCAACTGTTGACGGAGCCGCTTGTATTTTCCGCGCTTGCTTTTCACCTCCCCTCCATGTTGGAAGACGGTGGTTTCGCCGTCATAACTGGTGGCGAGCATTCGGATTCCCAAGTCCACGCCCACTATGTTTTTGGGGCTTGGGGTTGGGTCGGGAACCTGTAGGATGATGGGAATATGCAGGTACCATTTGCCTCGTTTCGATATCAGTCGGGCGGTACCGAAACGTGCCGTACGGTATTCGTCCGGGATTCCCTTCCATTGGGCTTTCACTTTGATTCTCCCGTCCATGACGGGAAGGCTGAACATTCCCGTCATGGACGAATAGGAGTAGTCGCGGTTCCACAGCAGGTCAACACCGGCGGACGAGTACTTTGGTCTGGTGGAATAGTATGCCGTCCTCTTCCTCTTGAGGTTTTCTCCGTTCCGGCGTTCCATGCGCGAGTGAATTGCCTTGTAGGACGCGATGACCCGCCGTATCGAAGATTGGGTCATCTGGGCCAACAGTCCGTATTTGTCGCGTAGCGGGTGATAGACAGCCTCGTTGATTTTCCTCTGGCTGAGGGTGTGGTGTTCTCCAATCCAATCGGATACTTCGTTGCAACAGGAGGTGTAATTGTCACATAGGCGGTTAAGGGCTTCAGACTCGTGTTTGTTGGTCGTGAGCTTGACTTTCATGGTCAATGCGAGTTCCACCATATGCTTCACCTCCAATAAAAAACATTATATCATAATGTTAGTGGAAAAGAAAGGCATTCACCCACGACCACAAGGGTCGTGGTACCCTGCCTAAAAAATCATGGAAGCCGGGCGCGAAACATTCGAAAGGGTAGCCGATGGAATTCACCGACAGCGACGAACTACGCCGCGATATTCTCGCCAACCAATATCTGCCCGAACATCTGCGCGAACGGGCGAAGAACGATACAAGCGAATACTGCCGTGCCGAGGATGCCGACAATCTGCTGGAAGTCGACCGGCTCACGGACAACGGGCTCATCCGCTTCTATATGGAGGCCGGCAACGGTTCCATGCAGGTGGACGTGCCCGAGGAGACCGCCCGAAGCATCGCCCGGTGGATCCTCGACCATACGGACGAGTGAAGGAGATTCATGTCGATTCGTACCGGAAAGCGGATGGCACCGTTGTGCGGGGGATACAATCGGAGATGTTCGCGCTAAAAGCGGCGTGCAATCCGCTTGCCGATGATTAATACTCCATGGTTTGCCCGTAGTCGTCGTATTGTTCTTCGGTCTCGGCTTTGCGCCGGCCTTTTTCCCGTATTTCGCTGGATTGGTCGGTGCCGCTGATTTCGGTGCGTCGGCCGATCCAGCCGATGATGGTGAATGTGATGCAGAAGATGATGAGCAGTGTGCCGATGATGGCGATGATGCCGAGGATTCGACCGTAGCTGTGTGCTTGGCCGGTCAGCCATTGGATGACATTCGCCGCTGTCATGTCGTTCGCGTATTCGGGACTGTCCAATAATAGTTCTGCACGTTGGTTGTTGATGCCGAGAAAATAGGATGCGTAGCCGACTAGGGGAGCGGCCACTGCGGTCAGTATTCCTGCAGCCCACATGAGGAACTGGTATCGGTTATACCATTTACTGATTTTCCAAAAAATACCCATGACCCCCATTGAACCAGTCAAAGGCAAAGAGAAGCCCCTAAAGTCCTAAGATATTCAATCTTCCGTTTGAGCTTTAGCAATGCCCTTTTTCATTCCTCTGGTCGGGCTCATCCTGTGGATGATCTGGAAGAACGACCGTCCAAGGGACGCGGGCATGGCAGGTCGGCTTCCCGGGACAAAACCGAACCAATATTCGAACAGATGTTCTATTACGGTGGGGGCGGACGCCCCGCACCGGCCGACGGGAACGCCACGGCCGACGCGGGGCGCGCCGCGTTCCGGCAACATGGTGGTACAATTTCTTGTACAAATAGGAGGTGCGTGATGACACAGGCCGTGGCCTACAGCAATTTCAGGGCGAATCTCAAAACCTATATGCGCAAGGTCAACGAGGACGCCGACACCCTTCTCGTGACCAACGCGGACCCGGAGGACAACGTGGTCGTCATGAGCGCCGACGACTACGATTCGCTCATGGAGACGCTGCGCGTCTACCAGAACCCATATCTGAGCGACAAGGTGATGCGCGGCATGGCGCAGGTACGGCAGGGCCAGACGATGACCCACGACCTTGTCGAAGCGGGCGCGTGATGCTGCTCTGCTGGACCGAAGACGCCTGGGCCGACTACCTGTACTGGCAATCCCAGGACCGGAAGACCCTTAAACGCGTCAACGCGCTCATACGGGATATGCAGCGGACCCCGTTCGAGGGCATCGCCAAGCCCGAGCCCCTCAAATGGGGCCTGTCCGGCGCATGGTCGCGGCGCATCGACTCAGCCAACCGCATCATCTACACCGTTGCCGACGACAGGCTCTGCATCCTCTCCGCGAAGGACCACTACTGAACGACATGGGGCGGAACGGCTCGTGTGCCTTATCGACGCTTTCGCCAGGCCGCGAACAGTCCCGCCGCCAATGATTCTCCGAACAAAGCTTGACGCCGTCGGCAACGCGAAGAGGTGGCGCATTCCGCGAAGACGGGAAGCGCCACCCCTTTTGGGATGGAAGAGAGAATCAGCTGCAGGGTACCTGGACGCCTGGTTTGCCACTGGTATCAACCGCCCAGCAAATATCCTCGTACCCGTCATCACCGCCGCCGCCCTGGGACGGCTGTGGCGCGGGCTGCGGCTGTGGCGTCGGCGTATAACCGCCTCCGGTCGAACCACCTGTGGACTGCTGTGGAATGTACGTGTAGCCGCCGCCCTGGGATTGCGTGTAGCCGCCACCGGTGTATCCGGTGTATCCTCCGGTTGTTCCACCCATGTAGGAGCCGCTGTTATCCGCCTGCGCCTGGGCGGCATTGTCGGCCGCCTGCGCCTCCTTTTCGGCCCCGGCCTTCGCGTCCGCGTCCGACTTGGCTTTGATGGAGTCGTTGACCGCCTTCACCGCATCCGAGATCGCCTTCTCATCTTTCGATTTGATGGCGTTCTCCAATACGGTGCGGGTCTTGTCGTCCTTCACCCTGCCCTTCGAATCATTCAGGATCTTGGTCGCGTCGGCAACGATCTTGTCGAGTTTCGAACCGTTCACGGCATCCGCCCTGTCCGCGACCTCGCTCACGGTCCTGGAATATGCGGTCGCAAGACCGTCGATCTCCTTCGTCATCGCCCTGATATCAGTCAGATTGCCGGAGGGGCATTCCGGAATGGTCGTCTTCGTCTTCTCGGCGGTCTTCACGGTCGAGGTCAATACGGCGACCGTTTTCGCGTCCTTGACCTCCGAATCCTTGACCGTGACTGCGGTCTTCACCGCATCCGACTCCAGATACTCCGTCAGCTTCTTCTGCGCCTTCACCGCCTTGTCGTATGAGGTGGCGCATTCCTCTGAAGCCGCCGTCAACTGATTATGGTTCCAATACAGGTATCCACCGGTGCCGACAGCCGCCAAAACAACGACGGCAGTACCCCCAGCAATCAACGGAACCAGCCACTTCGGATGCTTACGATCCGGAGGTAGGTGGACTTCGAATTCCGTCACCGGCTCAACCGGTGGCGTGACGTTCATGTTCATAGGTTCTTCTTTCTCATTCATTTGTCTTTTCCTTATACTATGTCGTTGACCGTCAGGCTGAACCGTGTCTCCAATACACGGTCACCGATCAGGCCTTGTTTCGTGGACAATTTCAGAATGCATCCAATGATATGCGCTTGCAAGCGCAACGGTAAGGTGGCCGCTCACAAAAAATATCGGTCAATTTCAATAAAAAACCGGTTAATTACAAGATTTGACGTTATGGTAAAAACCGCAAGAATCCAGTGACCATCACTGGCGACAAAATATCCTTCCTATCAGAGGAGACGATATGGGGAGAAACAACAATCCCACCCGCGGTTCCACAATCCGACATGTGGTCCGCACGATCGCGGCGGCCAGTGCGGCCGTCGCCACTTTGGCGGCGGGCATGCTCGTGGCGGGCACGGCCGACGCGGCCACCATGCGCGACCCGTTCGAACGCTCCATCCAGAACGGCAACCCTGGCCTGTGGACGAACGTGGGCACGATCACGTTCAGCAACGGGAAGAAGTACGAGAACATGGCGCAGTCGCTGGGCGTGGTCGACAGGGTCAACGGGAAGAACGCGTACTGCATCCAGGCCGACACGCTCTACACGGGCACGTCGGGCACGTGGGGCGATTGGACCGACGAGAGGACCAAGCCGGACGCGCAAAAGCTCGCCTGGCTGACCGACAGGCACAACGGGGACCGGGATGATCTCACGCAGGCCGCGATCGCGGGCCTCATCCACCAGAAGCTCGACCCGATGGGCAACGAATACCTGAACGGCCTCCGGCAGCTCGGCTGGGCGGACGGGCCCAGCTGGGACGCGTACACGGCGAAGATGAACAGCCTGTGGACGGAGGCGGTCAACGGCACGCCCACCGACCTCGACATGCAATACCGGTACACGACCGGCAAAAGGAAAGGCCTAGTCACCCCGAGCATCATGAACGGGAACGGCGTCGAAATCGCGGGCATCCAGTACACCGTGACCCTGAAGGGCCCGGCCGTGTTCGACCAGACCGGCACGAACACGATCAGCGGCACCACCACGAACGAGGCCATCCACCTGTCATGGACCGCAACAGGCAATGGCAAGGTTACTAGCATTGTTCAGCATAAGATCCCGAAGGCCACCAGACTGGAATCCCCGAACCAGAACCTGATGGGCCCGACCGACCCCCAGACCGTGTCGAAGAACATCCAGTTCGAGGTGCGGAACAACTTCAAGCCGACCATCCGGTCCGACCAGTCGGACCATCGCATCGAATACGGGCATGCGCCCGAAGATGATCTGACCTGGCATGTGGACCCGACGGGCGGCGACTGGATCCAGGGCGCCACCATCAAGAGCACCGGCACCCTCTACTACTTCGCGAACAAGCCGGTCGAGGGCCGGACGACCGTCAGGGACGGGGTGAAGGCCGCGACCGCGACCGCCGCCGGCGACAGGGACGGCGCCACCAGTCATGTGGACGCCTCCTCCATCACCATGGACCCCGGTTTCGTGAAGGCCCACCCGGGAGCCACCCCGTCGAGCCTGCCCGCCACCGGCTGGTACACGTGGGTGTGGCAGATCACGCCCGGCATGCAGGACGCCAACATGAGGCAGTACCTGCCCGCCGACTACGACTGGTCCGACAACGTGCTGGAAGCGGAAACCACGCTGCACGTGCGCAGCATGCAGCCGACCATCACGTCCAGCGTGTCCGCCGCCTACAAGACCGACCAGAGCAAGGTGACCGGCGCCGACGGCGTCGAACGGCCCGCCGTCCAGATCGGCTCCGCGGCCGCGTCCGACAGGACCGATGTCGTCTACCTTGAAAAGGGCGGCGTCATCCGCGACAAGGTCACGCTGGGCGTGTCCGACGTGAACGGTGACGGCAAGACCGACACCGCCGACTGGCTGCACACCAAGGACGGCCAGGGCGAAGGCAGGGAAACGGAAGCCAACCAGATCACCATCCGCGTGAACGGCACGCTCTACGGGGGCATGACCCGCGAACAGGCCGAACAGGCGCAGAAGGATACCGCCGCAGGCAAGACCGTCGAACTGCCCAAGCAGGCCGTGAAGCTCGCCACCGCCACGTTCACGACGAACAAGGCCGGCGACTACCTCCTGTCCAGCAGGAAGGGCGAGAAGCCGGCCGGCGTGTGGAAGGCCGAAAACGGGATCGACCTGACGAACCTGCCATCCGGATACGCGACGTTCGTGTACGACATCGCGAACAAGGATCAGGACACGGAAAGCCAGACCGGTATCAAACCGTCCGACGATTATCCGTTCGCCAAGGATGTTCATGAGGCTCCGTTCACCGCGGATGAGACCGTCATGTTCCGCCTCACCCCGAAGCTCGACTCCACAGTGTCCAGCAAGGAAGTCAAGGCGGGGGAGACCACCGTCGACAAGCTCGTCGTCGCCAAGACCAACGAAAAGGACGTGTGGCCCACCTACCCGGAGACCAACGTCACCGAAGGCGAAACCCCGAAGAGCACCCCGCTGAGCCTCGACTTCCACGGCGTCCTCTACAAGGTGAGTGACGACCCGTCCGCCGCGATCGAGGAAACCGACACCATGCCCGAAAACGCGGTGAAGGTCCACGAGACCGACATCAAGGACGTCACCAAGTTCGGCACCTACACGACCGACTCGTTCACCCTGACCGAATCGGGCACCTACGCTTGGCATTGGGTCATGACACCGAGCCTGACCGGCGACCAGAACCATAATCCGCTCGCCGCCCTCGCATGGCGTCAGCTCACCCACGGCAAGGTGCAGCACGCTTTCGGACTCGCATCCGAGATCGTGCGCGTCCGAAAGCCTGAAACACCGAAGTGCGAGGTGTCCACAAAGTCGCAGGGTGAGGTCACGTTCGAAAACGGCAAGGCCGACCTGCACGATGAGCTCCTGCTTAAGAACTGCTCGGATGCGGCCAAGGCTGAATTCGAATTGTGGAAGCAGTCCAACGGCGACCAGTCGGGAGACGTGCTCATCACCGTCACCGGCAAGGTCGACGCGAAGGACGGCATCCACTCGCCGACCGTGACCGTGCATGAAACCGGCACCTACTACTGGCGTGAGAAGGTGTACGACCAGACGGGCAAGCTTATCTCCTATGGTGACGCGCGCAAACCGAACGAGACTGTGCTCGTCAAGGAGAAGGGTCTCGCCTCCACTGGTGTCGGCACCCCGATGCTCCTGTGGGCCGGGGTCCTCGCCGGAGCTGGTATCGCTCTCGCTCTGGCTGGTTCGAGGAAGCGTATCCGCCTGTAAGGCGGTCACGCTGATCGGATAGAAACCTTGATGGGCTCATTCCGCCGTAGTGGAGTGAGCCCATCCTGCTAAAAGGGGTATGTCGGATTGGTGTCAGGTTTTTCTCCTCTGTCCTGATGCTTATCCGACATGCCTTTTCTTCGTATATGCTTGTTATACTGAATATGTTCACATAGAAAAAAATAAGGAGACCAGGAACCCATGGCAGGAGAGCCGACACTCACACTCGCAGGCAATATCACAGCAAACCCCGAGCAGAGGGGAGATACGGTCACTTTCACCATCGCGCACAATACGCGTCGACGTGACCGTAACGGGCAGACCGTGGATGGGGATGCCGTATTCATGCGATGCGCAGCATTCGGAGACCTCGCCCAGAACATCATGCGCTCCTGTTATAAGGGCATGCGCGTGGTAGCCACCGGTTACATGAAGACCAACAGTTGGACGGACAAGACCACCGGCCAACAGCGTAGCAATCTTGAAATGATCGTCACCGATTTGGGTGTCAGCCTCCGGTTCGGCGTCACGCAATTTCAGAAGACCAGCGGCCAACAGTCCAACGGCAACGGCTAACGGCAGAACAATTACGGCGGCGGATACCAGCAGCCGAACAACGGTTATCAGCAAGGCGCATACAACAACTACCAGCAGCAGGGTTACAGCCAACAGGCTCCCGCACAGACACCGGCGCAACCTGCAGCACCCTCACAGCCCGCGATGGATCCGTGGGCTACGACCACGCCAGCCAGCACGGATCCGAACGGCGACGGCACCGACCCGGAATTCTAAACGGTTCCGACATTGATCGAGCTGGAAGATCTGGGCGACAACCTCCGCCTATACAAGGGGGATTGTCGCCGGCTCATCGCCTCCTTACCGGACAACAGCGTGGATGCGGTGGTCACGGACCCGCCGTACGAGATTAACTTCATGAACCGGGTTTTCGACCGGACTGGCATCGCGTTCAACGTCGCCCTGTGGACCGATATCCTGCGCGTGTTGAAGCCGGGCGGGCATGTGGCGGCGTTCGCGGCCAGCCGCACCTATCATCGGCTGGCATGCGCCATCGAGGATGCGGGCTTCGAAATCCGCGACCAGATCGACTGGGTGTACGCGTCCGGCATGCCACACGGTTCGGATGCGACGCTCATGATCGACCGGGAACGCCGCGAGGATGTGGAGCCGACGCGATCCGAGACGGCGAAACCGTTCAAAGGCTGGTACAGCCAGCTGAAGCCCGCGCACGAACCCATCTGTCTGGCCCGCAAGCCGTTGGACGGGAATCTCGCCCACAATCTGCTCGGACACGGGACAGGCGCACTGCATATCGACGTATGCCGCGTCCCATTCCGCAACACGGCGGACGAGGCGGAGTCGAAGGGCAAGAACCAGCATGGACGGTTCGGCTCCGGGCCGAGAGACAACCATGTATATGGTGCGGACAAAGCGAATCGCACCGACTACACGGCTGCCGCCCGTTTCACGCCGAACATACTGTTCGACCAGTCCACGGCCAAGGAACTCGACCGACAGTCCGGCGTCACCGTCAGTCGAAAAGGCAAACCACGCGCAAGCACGAAACCCGGTGACGGCTGGGGCATGACCCATACCGGTGCCGAATATGACGATATGGGCGGCGCGAGTCGATTCTACCCGGTCCCGTTGTCTAAATGAAAGTGCAACACCCGTTAGATTGGAAATTGCCTAGAAAACCAGTCCGAAGGGATGTCGCACCT